TAACAACCCGTGGTTTCCCTGCAGGATGGATGAAAAATCTTGCAGATCAGCTTGCTATAGATCGCGGCGCCTTCAACAAGGCGTTTGGTGATACTTACGAGAAAACGAAGCGGGAGAAAGAGCAGGGTAAGAAGTAACGGGTTTAGCTGTAAGGGTGTAACAGCCCTTACGGATGTATCTGTTCTATCTCTCACCAACAATTAACAACAAGGAGTTTTATCATGGCTGACGTAACTGGTCCTATCTCTACCCTGCCAGGTTCGGTGCGCGAAGTTCCTAACGGAACGATCTGCGATAACTTTTACTACGACAAGCATCTGTTCCCCGTAAGTGCTACGCGACGCGTGCAAGGGGAGACGGATAGCTTCGGTAGTGAAATGATTGACTTGTGCGAATGCTGCTACAAGGAAATGCAAGAAGCGGTTGAGAAAGAACGCGAACCTGGTGGTTACATGCATGGCGCGTGTGATTGGTGCAAGAAAGGGCCTTTCCCTTTGAAGGAGACGCGTGACTTCGACGAAGGTTCGTCAGGTCCTGTGTATCTGTGCTGCAGTGGCTGCCGTCAGAAACAGAACGACGACATCGCTCGTGAGTTGGACGACGATGGCAACGACAGTTTCGATGAAGATGAGTATATCTGTCCATTCGAAGCTTACTCCAAGAATATCATTGACCTGGTAATGCAGCACATGGCGAGCAAGCCTATTGGTAAACCAGCAGTGGAATTCGTCCCCGTCATTGGCGAAGGGTCTGGCAGCGTGTCTGTGTCCCACGACACCGCCGAGATCGCGATCATTATCCCGCGCGTCTGGGCTAATGGACGTGAAAGTTTTCCGGCTACGGAACATGGCGAAGCTTCGCTGATGTCGTATCCGAACAACACACTCATTCTTCGTGGTACTTACGAAGAGATTGCGAAACGCTTGACTGCGTTCCAAGAAGCCAACGGTGAATGGGAAACCAAACCACCTGAGTTCTTCTAACGGACATATCGGGGAGAGGCTTCGGCTTCTCTCCAATGTGCCTGTTTCAGTATTGCAATAGAAAATCTCAAGTCTATATTCCAGTGGTGAATAGGAAAAGAGATGCACTCTAATCCATAACTAATTTCTCAAGGAGCTTACCATGAACCATATCAAATCGCTGTACAACACCATCGTCAACGCTATCGCTGCTAAACTGTCGGCCGTTTTCTCGTGGCTGAATTCGGAAATGAAGCCGGTTACGACCAAACTGAAGTCCGGCGAAAAGCTCACCAAGAACAACTGGGTGCGTCTGATCTGCATGATCGGTCTGTGCGTAATCACTTTCCTGACCCTGGTCTACACCGTGGCTATCTTGGCCCTTGTGCTGACTTCGGCGCTGAGCATCTTCCTGGCTGCCTGGTTCGCTGAACTGGTCGCTGCAATCGCTATCATCTTCTTCGAGCTGGACATCATTGGTCGCGTATTTGAAGTCGAAGTTGAAGTCGAAGTTGCTGTAGCTTAATTACAAACCTGCTATTCCACACTAACAATTAACAACAAGGAACTATCATGGAATCGATTAAAAACATGTTCAAAGCAGTGAGCCGTTATCTGGCTAAAAAACTGCGCCAAGCAATTGAATACTCCACTGGCCTGATGATTCAAACCTTCGGCAACGACGATAAACCAATGACCTTCAAGAGTCTCTTCGTCGGCATGACCGGCCTGATGATCTTGATAGGCGTTTGCCTCGGCACCTGCATTGCTGAAGTCTTGGTTGCTGCAGCGCTGACGTATCTGCTGGCGCCGTTCCTCGGCATCGCCGTCGCCAATCTGTTCGCGGTATTTTTCTCGTGCTTCTGGATGTTCTACATCATCGACCTGTCAGCACCAATCCCGGCTTATTAATTCAATCTTTTTACCACGAAGGAGCATTACCATGTCTTTTCTGAAAAACCTTTTCTTTGGTATCGTTGACCTGGTTCTCGGACCAGTAATCCGCCTGAAGGATTGCCGCACCATGACGGCTTTCCAAAACATCTTCAACCTCGGCGAGATCGCTTCCCGTGCGATCATCATCGGTTCGTTCTTCTTCGCCATTCCTAAAGCGGTCGTCATCACGGCCTGGGTCTGGATCTTCGGTGGCATTATCGCCGGTGTTGTGCTGGCCATCATTGGCATGGTAGCGATCGGCGGCATGTTTGCTTTTGCAAGCGCCACGGTTGACGCGATGGATGCTGGTATGGACAAAACAGCTGGCGATCATGTTGCATCGGCTGAACAGCCGTTGGCAGTATAAGGAGGACGACATGCTCGACTTCCTGAAAAAACTGGGTGCTGCTGTTTATCGTACCACCATCGGTGGCGCGGTGCGGCTGTACCACAATACCCGGAACAGTCGCGTCGACAGTACCGACAAAGGGTTCATCGGTCGTGTCCTGACCTACACCGGACTCATCATCTTCGGCGTCTTCTTCCCAGGAGCAGCGATGATCATCGGTTTGCTGCGGGTCATGGTGACGTACGACGTGATCGATACCATCGCAAGCATCTTCCAACATACCGCTAACGCCTACGCCTAACTGGGCGTGGGCGAAAGCTCACTCTCAGAGGCTGAAATGAAAAAGGCAATAGCATTAATCCGTAAACTGTTTTTGGCTGCAACGATTATGGTCAGGGCACTTACTGCTCCGCTGACTAACGTCGTAAAGAAAACCATGCAAGGCGAACCTATCACGGTTGGTCAGCTTGGTTTCGCGACTTGGCGCTTGTTGGTCTGGGTATCGTTCTTGCTGTGCGCTACTGGCAGCATCGGCGTCCCGGCCACCATCGCTTACATGTTCCTGGCGGACCTCATCTTGGTGGGTGTCCAAACCGTCTTCTACGCAGTTGAATAATTCGAAAGGTAATACATCATGAAAAAGTTCGCAAACACTCTGGCTGTCTTCATCGCTAACCTGCTGCGCCTGCAGCCAACCAGCTGGAAATCGTCGGCTACGCAAGCTGACGACATGGTCTCGAACCGTGCTACTTTCGTTGGCGGCACCGTCAATATGGAAGGCAAAGAGAAGACTATCGTGTCGCCTGGTTCGCCGCTGGCTTACCTGGGTGATGCAATGCTGAACGTCATCGGCATGGTAGTCGCCATCTGGCTGCTGACCTCGATCGTGTCCGGCTTCTTCGCTATGCTGCCATACCTGATCGCCACCGCTGTCGTGATCTGGGTCATCAGCAAGTTCTCGCCTTCGGCTAAGGGTGCTTCCGTGGCATCGTGAACCCGCCAACCCACACCTTCCAGCACAATCAGTTAATCGTACAAATCAAACAAAGGAAATCTATCATGTCGAAAGTCAACAAAAACACCAACGCCCAGCAAGTGGCTAACGCGATGAAAATCGTTAAAGCCGAGGTCAACGCCCTGGGTGAGAAGATCCGTGCCGCGGCACCAGAAGATCGCCCAGTCTTGGAAAAGGAACTGGCTGACCTGATGGGCGCCGTCGGCATGACCTACGTCGAGCTGAACGACGTCGACGGTCAAGCACCAGCAGGCGATGCAGCCGCAGAAGCGACCGGCGGTGTCGGCCGTGCAATGCTGAACAACCTGGAACAGATCGACGCCAACATGAACGCCTCGCTGGCTGACAGTTACGCTGCTGCTGCAGCGGAAATCAACGCAGCAAAGCTGTCGCTGTGGCAGCGCTTCAACCTGTTCCGTCGCGCCAATCCGAAGAAGTTCTGGAGCGGCTTCGCCATCGTCGTCGGTGTCATTGCTGGTATGAGCGTGTATTTTGCACGCGCTAAAAATACCGCAGCTGTTGTATCGTCTGTATCGGGCGCTGCTGACATCACGGCCGATCAACTGCCGTCGACGTCCAACGATGCGCCATCGACCCCCATCTTCACCAAGATCGGTGACGTGGTGGTCAAAGTAGTGGGCGCAATCAAAGGCTACGCCGTGGCAGCATACACCTGGGTTAAAAACCTGTTCGTTAAAACCGCGGAGGTAGTTAATGAAAGCCAGCCAGTCACCGCAGCAATCGCAGCATAGCCTGTTCCCATCCACGACAGAGGTCATTCTGTCGGCATTAGGCGCAGTTAGTCTGATCCTGATCGCTAATTGGGCGAAAGGGAACTTCTAAAACCATTGCAGCACATGGGACTGGGGAGACCTGGTCCCATGTGCTGTATGCCGTTTCCTTTTTTATAGAAAGGAAAGTTGTGACATCGAAGGAACTAAAACAACAAATTGACTTGCTTGTAATACGAAAGCAGGCGCTAAAAATTGCGCTCAAGTTATTTGAGACCGTGAAAACGGAAGATGCTATCCACGAGGTAACTATGTGGTTTGATCAAAGCAATATCTCCACTAATCCTGAAATCATCTACGAAGCGATAGCTGAATTGAAGAAACTTGCTGTTCGCTATGATCTTAATCTCGACGAATAACCTAGATGCCATTTATTGGCGTTATAGGTAAGTGCTGAGATTTACCTATAACGCTAAGGAGCTACCATGTTAACTACTGTGATTGCCACAGTGTTGCTTTTGCTGGCGAAGAATCATTCCTCTCCAGTACAACAGCCCGTTGTCTCTGCACCAAAACCTGTGACGGATAAAGAAGCTCCGCCACCTCCGCCCAACCTTCATGTCAGCGCCACGACCATGTACAAGAACAACCTGAGTGAAGAACTCTCGATCGACCAGTACAACACCATGCTGCGTCCGTTGTTCGTGCGTTCGCCAGATTACATCCTTGCAGAGCTGCTTCTGAACAAGTATCTGCAGCAGTTGCACGTGGACCACATGACAGACTTCGACCCACGTCCACGTGACGAGAATCAAATCCAGACGTACCGGAAGATGTTCAACAGTCCGGAAGGTCCTCGTCTTTGGCAGATCACAGCCATCGGCACCAAGTACGGACACATCTACCTGAGCCTACGTCTAAACGACGACGGCACGATTCCAGTTGCTACAATTGGAATACTCATCACTTATGACGTAGATGAGATCGGGTACTTTATCACACGTACGAGCGGTGACCAGGAACAGCGTTTTGGCCGCATTGTGTTCCAGGACGAAACCACAGTAAACAGCGAAGACCTTCTTCGTTTGTTTTTGGGCGACGAACATTATCCCCACTCGATCAACACCTACTTCATCAAGAACGGAGAAAAGCACTACTAAGTATCGACAATGCTGGTTACCAGGAAAAAATATTCATGGGAGTGAATACCATGTCTTGGTAACCAATTAATCAATGTTTCTTGTAAAGGATGCGTCATGAAGAATATCGACAGTCAACGAATCGTCGCAGGTTTCCTGGAAACCGCTATCGCCACCAAAAAGCAAATCAAGTACAACCCTTTGTTCATGGATCATGAGCGACGTGTTGTCCATGGCGAGATAAACTTCATGCCGGCTATCATTCATCCCAACGTGCGGGTGATCCTCAATCCCAACGAGTTCGCCATCTCACGTTCGATCCACCCGAATCCAAAGCTGGCCCATGCCAACAACATCATCCTGATGCGTGGCACGCAATACGGTTTGATCGTCATGTTCGGTCGCGAGCACGACTACCTCCAAGTCGGCAGCACACGCTACAGCACCTTGCCGCGCCTGCATGCTGGCCGCAGCTTCATGATGGCAGCCATGCGCTTCTTCAACCGCAAGAACGATCCAATTAATCTGTCGGACTGCGAAGGTCGTCTGCTGGATTGGGTCTTCAGCCCTACCTTCAAAGCTGACCTGACTGAACAAGTCGCCATCGACAAGAAGGCCGGCGTCGCGCTGGGCGATGGTTTGCCGCCACGTGAAATCATGGTGCGCAACAAACCTAAGCCAGCTCAGAAGAAAGAAGCTGAAGAAGTCGCGGTCCCGTCGTAGACGCCATGACGAATCCATACAAAGGCAAGGTGAAAGCCGACGAACATGCCAAGATTCTGGAGGAGACGAAGAAGATCCTTCTCGAGAAGTGTATGGCTGATGCACATACCCACTACATGAAAGCGGCACACTGCTCATCAGCAGAAGCCGTGGAAGTTGTAAAGAAGCTCGAGCAAGATCATTTCGCCACCACGCGTGATCCACTGCATCATCTGCGATAACGACATAGCCCCTCACCCTACCCTTACGGGCGGGGTGAGGGATGTATGCTGTTTCTTTTTTTTGTTAGCGAGAACCGCCAATCAACATCGAAGTGAAACGGTGCATGGATTCTTGATCGTTCATGAACGCAACCTTCGCCCATTTCTCGGTCAAGTGTTCCTGGTACATCGTTTCAGCATCGGCATAGCTATCGACGATTTCTTTGAAGCGCCCTACTTGCACACCACCACGCAGCTCGCCCATGTCGAGTTTGATGATGTAGTTGTTGTAGATGTAGGATTTGACGGCCAACTCTACCAGACGGGAGAACACGGGATAGCTACGTACTCGGATGTTTGACAAAGTGCTGTCGTTTTCCAGAGAGCAACGCAGGTACAGGTTCTGAGGCAGGATGATTGAATCCTGAATCATGACCACGTTCTCGCCAACCAGTTCCACACGAGCGCTGCCAACGTACGGCGTACGCAGTTGGGCTTCCATCACACTCGCAGTGGCCGACAGCACAGGGCTAGTGCGACCGTAGGAATGTGCACCATAACCGGACTGCGTGTTGTACAGATTGCCGTAGGTGACATCGAATGCAGCCGAGATAGAGCGGCCATTGGTCTTACTCTTGGGAATGCGGAAGACAGTTGTATAACCACCGTCCACGGTTTCGCTTGGCACATCGTCCAAAGGAATCCGTACTTCAACCCCGCCGACCAGATTACAGTCGACCAACACACGCGGCGTCATGACCTGGAAGTTAATGCGCTCCTTGAGATCGGATGGCATATCCCGGTACTGTTGGTAGGGGTTGATGAATACCACATTCAAGATCTCGCGGGGGATGCGGAACAGCACCTCATCCAACGCCTTGGTGATCGGGTTCATGAAAGCTCCTAATTTTTTACGAGACTATATTACTATTCTGAGATGCAGCGATAGCACATAGCATCTGTCTCGACCACCTACGAGATTCCCACTATTAACAATGAACAAAAAGGATATCACCATGAATAAATCTGTAACCCGCCCAATTAAAGTACTCAACATAATCTTTATCGGCAAACAATTCGCCGATCTTCTTATTGAAAGTTCCCCGCAAGCTAAAGCATGGATCAACGAACTGGCAGATCGGGGCGGCACTGTGGTGGCGTATGAAGCGCCATCGAACGGTGCCGAGCTGGCTTGGATCGAAGATCACTCGCATCATCCTGAGACCATCCACCTGATCGTTTACGATTCCACTATGCCGCATTCGGCATATAGCCGGGATGCAATCATCCAGCAGTTTGAGCGTAGCAACCTCAAGGAAACGGTCATTTGCATTCCGATCCCATTGAGTGCAAGCCACCGCATGCACGCTGTGGATACATTCATTTCAGCAGTGACTAAGTGGTTCCTGCGCGGTGTGCCAAACTACAAACCTAAGACGGAAACTGACCTCGCTCAGGTGCACAACCAACTGCGCACGGCGCTGGCTACCGTGGAGACCGCTATCCAAATGCTGCCTCCGTACGACACCTACGCGACATTGTCGCGGAATGGCCATCCTGGATATGGTTTCCAGACTTTCTCTGGTCGCAGCCGGCAATGGCCGTATGACCAAGATCTGAATCGTTTCGCTGTTCCTGTTCGTCCCGGGTTCAACCAACAATTCGGACCAAAGAAGGTTGAGGTGGTCCAGCTGTTTGTCGAGGACGACGCAGCGCAGACGGAGCTGGTTAAATTCCTGGAAGGCGGCGGCATCCATGTATTAGGCGGCGGCCCTAGCTTCGAGAACCAGTTCGTGCCAACACGTTATGTTGTTGTTCAACCAGTTGGCTTACTCTGCGGGGCGCAGCTGCCGCAAGCGGCAGCCAGTCCTAATACGAAGTTCCGTCACTTCGTGATCATGTCGGAGGCGCAATACAGGACACCGTCTATGCCGGTATCGGATATGCGGAAAGCGCTGGACGCCAAAGGTATTGACTACCGTCCCACTTCGGTGGAATTCTTGCGTAACACCTTCGTGGAGTTGAATTCGGCGCGCCCTGACTTCCCGGCTGGGATTACCCCGAATGCATCGCCGATTCATCCTTACGAAAACTTATGTGCGCAATACGTCGGCGCCGTGTTCCTGCATGCGCCAGAAGCAGCAGATGACGATCGCATTAACACTGCAACGGAGCTGATCCAAAAGTTCTTGACGGCAGCTAATCTCGTCGTAATCCGTCATCCTGCGGCCGGCTTCTCCGATCAAGAATTGGCGGATGTGGTGATCCGGAATTCTCGTTCGGAGTATTCGACACACTTCCTGATGCAAACTGAGTTCGAGGAAGGTCCTGTGCCGATGCCTATCCTGCAAACGTTGTCGCGTAGCGGTATCACGCCACATCCCCTGCGTATGGTGCCAAACGTAAACGCCGTGGAAATGCTGTCCGAACTGGGCGGTCCGCTGATGCTCAGTAAACAGATGCACTCCTAAGTTACACCTCGGCCGGTTAGTTCGCCCTAGCTAACCGGGTATATTCTTATAGGGTTGCTGTTATCCAATGTCCAGAAGTGCTGTTGGATGTTTTCTTCATAATCAATAAAAGGATTGTCATGAACCAAGTAGTTACTCAAACCCCTGCTAAAGGTCGTACCCGCATCTACGCCTGCGGCGGTGCAGCCATCAACATCGTAGCCGGTCTGAAGAACACCACCGTGAACCGTGACCTGGTTTCCGACTTCGAAGTGGTTCTGGTTGACACCAGCCGCTCGAACCTGTCCGCCCATTCCCGTGAAGCCGAGTGCTATCTGGTCGAAGGCCTGGACGGCTCCGGTAAAGTACGTTCCGAAAACAGCGGCGCCATCGCCGAACGCGTCAAAGATATCCTGCAACAGCACAAGCCAGGCGACCTGAACATCATCCTGTCCTCCGGCGCCGGCGGCTCCGGTTCGGTTATCGGTCCACTGCTGGCGTCCGAACTGCTGGCTCGCGGCGTGGCCGTTATCATCCTGATGGTCGGTTCGACCGCTTCCAAGCTGGAAGCCGAGAACACCCTGAAGACGCTGAAAACCTACGAAGCGATCTCCCAGAAACGCGACATGCCGGTGGTGATGCATTATCTGCAGAACTCGCCGACGCTGATCCGTGCCAAAGTTGACCAGTCGATGATCTCGACCATCAGCTACCTGGGCATGCTCTACTCGCGTCGCAACCGCGAACTGGACACCAAGGATCTGCAGAACTGGTTGAACTTCAGCAAAGACGGCCTGACCTCGTTCGGCGCCCAGCTGGCGGTGCTGACCATCCTCTGGCACGACCAAGCCGACGGCGACAACACCGAAATGAAAAGCGACCTGGCCAAGCTGGGTAACATCATTTCGGTGGCAACGCTGGCGCCTGAAGGCGTGAACACCGACCTGCCGCAAGCGCCGGAGTACCAGACCGTTGGTATCCTGCCGCAGATCAAGGACGGCGGCGAACAGCTGGCTGGCAAGGTCATCAGCTACGTCATCTCCGACGGCCTGCTGCCGCAGTTCACCAAGGGCCTGAACGGTTTCCTGAGCGATCTGACTCAAGCTGCCGAGTCGCGTCCGCCGAAGACCTCGATCCTGTCGAACACCGACAAGGTCGACAACACTGGCCTGGTGCTGTAATACGTGACCACCGTTCTCTTGATTGGGTGCGGTGGTAGTGGTTTAGGGCGACGGATAGCAGAAGCACTGCTCGCGACGGGAATGCAGGGTCTGGTTCAACCAGTCCTTGAAGTCTTCGACGCCAGCGACTTGATCCTTCCTGTGCAGATTGGTCTTTACGATCATTATCTGCTCGAGGTGGACTGCTGTCCTCGATTCAGTGGGCGTCTCCAGACCCCACAGTCCCGAACTGTCCCTAAGGGACGCTGGCTCAGAGTTAAGGGCTTTGAAAGCCAGCGTCCTTGAGCGATTTCGCCAACCCTCCCACTCGCGTCTTTACGCGTTTATTAGGCTAGCCTGTGTGGCGCCTTGTCCGAGTCTCGCCACCTTGTTTCGTATTCCAACGGCCCTTCAATGTGCCGGTTGAGTCTACGACAGGATGGGATCATCGGACGTTAAGCGAATGAGCATGAAAGATCCGGTGTATGGAAGCTGTGGGCTAGTCTATAGCTAGCCCTGTGAAGAAGAAGTCATCGGTTCTTTCATCACACTTAACTATCCCTTCTCGCAAGAGAACTGTATAGTTAAGTGTGCTTTTCTTTTTATGCCGTCACGCGTTTAAACGCGCTGTAGGCTTTATTTTACCTCGGCTGGGTATTGTATACCAGAAGACCCTCAAAGGACCACCTATGCGCCTTACACGAACGATATGGGTGCTGGACATTAACGACTATCTGACCTACATTGAACAGTGTTTAAATCAGATTGCTTTTCGCTATCCCTGGATTACTGACAATAGTCCAATTGATCGTAACTGGCGTTGGAAGGATGCCTACCGTGTTGATGATCCTACATCGCAACGCGAGGAATTGATCAACTGGATTATCACGCAAGAGCTGTATGAAGTGTTCTATATTTGTCCAGCAATGCATGTGCAACGTCATCCTGAGTTCAGCAGAGTACACAACGAACTGGTTTGTCATTTTGATCTCCATGATCGCACTGGCAAACAAGTGTTCATCCCTAAATTCTACGGCGACATCCAAACCCATTCGATCACGCGTCAAGCGTGTTGGTTGTATATCGAAAGCGATGTCAGTCAAACTCAACTAGGAAACCATGTCCTACCTCCAATCCCATCAACTCGATACTAGACGCGCCTCGTACTTGGATATGTACGATACTGCCCACATGGTGCAGAATGCGTTTGGTGCGATGTTGAAACCGCCAAAGGCAGGACTGTACTTGCCTAACCAGCTCGAGCCAGTCTTGGTCGAGGGCGGTACGTACTGGTATGAAAAGCCGGTACTTCAGCAAGGTTTCGATGCACCGAAGACTGCCATTAACATGGAGCCAACGGAAGTCTATACCTACACTGGCAAGGCGATTGTTGGCGATGTCTTGAGCGGCCGTCAAGCCGCTCCGTGGCAGTACTACCGTTACGAGTATCAACCAGTGTTCTCGCTGGAACAGGTGCCGTACATGCCATGGGACGTGATTGACATCAACCCTGATTTTGATCCACGACCAAAACGCGTCTTGCTGCCACACCACTTAGGCAAAACTGCCTCGTTGTTCCCAGACATGCCAGTGATGGGAATGAAAGTGGCAATGGCAATTGTTCAGCACGACATTAATTCTTCCCGGGCATTTGCGAATCGCACCGCGGTGCTGTTGGAAGAAGTTGTGCTGCCGTTCTTGCAACTACCTACGTTGTCTCGGCATGTTCGTCCGGTAGATCACTTGCGTCAGGATCGCTGGTTCCAGGATACTTTGTCGTTGGTGTTTGATGGCATGTTGACAGTGATCAGCCCAATCCGGGATTTGATTCGCCACAATCCTTTCCAGATCTGCACCATCACAGTGCATGATGGTTATCAGCTGCGGATTGACCAATTGGGCGACTATCGTATCCGTGAATGGGAAACCATCACAGGTGATCCGGAATACCAACGCTGGTTGCAAGCGCGTACCAATGGCGACTGGGATCGCTATGTCGGCGAGCAAGAAGATCTGGCGTCGAACAACTACGCCCAGGCCATCATTAATAACCCTTACCGTTAGAACATGAACCAACAAGAGAGACACTACTTGCTGCCGTTCGATCCAGTCATGCAAATCATCGAAGATGGATTAGCGGCGCTGCCTTCATGGACGATGTACAACCATGTTGGCCATGAGTACTTTGACGTGCGGCAGTACGTCATGTACATGCTGGAGTGGCTGAGTGTCAAGATCGCAGATCGCGAAGCGACTACAGCAATTGATTTGGCGATGGCATACTTGAGCCGGTTTAAGATTAGCGAACAGTATTCTCGTGAGATGAGTCACTGTGTCATGGACACAATCCTTGGCATCGTGGTGGGCAGTTTCCCAGATATCTCGTTCCAACAGCTCGAGAACGCTCGGTATGTAATGCATAACAACAATAACACCTTGAGTGTCTATATCCGTTAGGACTGGAATGAACAAACTGCTAATTGAAACGTTTGGGGTAATAGAGACGTTCGAGCGGTTGGCGGATGCTTTAGAGTTTTACCCCCACGGTTTGAAAGGACTGATCACGGACTATCTGGTGCATTATCTCAGCGGACCACCGACGCTGTATGATTCAGATAGCCGTGATGAAGCGTTCTTCGATCGCGTCATGCAAATGTACCACGACTCGTACCTCTCCCCAGAGTTTCGATTCAATGCACCACAAGTAAGCAACCCAAGTCAACAAGAAATATTGCTACTGTTGTGTTTAGGAGTAGGTGCCACTGTGCGACGCATTGTTGAGCATTATGAAAAGGAGCTGCGCTCCAGTGTAGTAGATGTGCATTCCATTAAGTGGGGACACAATTACATGTTGTTGGAGCGCAGTAATTAGGAGAAACGGCGCAATGGCTGTTGATGAAACCATTTATATCGTGGACTTCGAAGATGCGGTAACGACCTTCGAGAAGCGATTAACATACCCAGAGCTACCCACCATTGATCTGGGTATGGTCAAATGGTGGGTGATGTCGATTTTTGAATTTCCTGTCCCGTTGGCCCAGTTAGAAAGGGTTGCCGATGAGTTGGTGTCGCGCGATTATCTCTTCTCCAAGGAGGAGTTTTTCGAGACCACACCTGGATCAGCTGTGAATACTGATAGAGAGATGCGAGACTACCTTCGGGAAAGTATCGTTACTTTTGGTCGCATGATGTGCGATAAATTTACACAGCTGGGAATGTATCGAACCGGCAATGAATGTTACACGATCACCTCGAGACCCATGAACAATGAAACCTACATATTCAAACGCACCCGCTGCTAACTATCCACAGTACTACATCTTGGCCATCGACGACTTGGTGGAAGAACTGACCTCGAAATGGCACGAGGTTGTTTCATCCGAAGTCATGCAACACCAACAGTCGGAGGTTGGTCAGGTCTATCCGGAAGTCTATTCGATCGACCCGTATTCGGGCGAGATGCGTAAGACGGTCTACACTGCACAGCACCATGCGGTGCGTCAACGCCCTTGGCACCCTGACGTGAGTTTCATTTTGACGAACGTCATCGAAGCTGTAAAACAACACAGCGCCACTTCCAACGATGTCAACATGGCTATCCAGCTGTTGGAATTCGACATCGCTAGCATGACGCATCACCAGCTGCTGCCGAATATTCCAGCGGACGCCATGGAAATGGTCTACACCGACACACGTATGAAAGTGGCGAAGCTGGCGGCTAACTTTGGTCGTCGTTTCTTCCAACGCCTGATCGAATTCGGCATGTACAAGGAAGGTTACTTCCCGTACCACTTCGCCGGTTGGATGGACTCGTGCGTGTTGGTGGCGCTGGATGATTCGCACAATCCTGGCGTTGGTGCCCCTCCTGTGTTTCGCAACGAAGAGGACAACTAGTAGGAGCATCATGCTGACCGATCAACATTACACGGTCTTCGACACAACAGACTTGGTAGACAACTTGGAGTCGTTCCTTAACGCTGGGCTAAGTAGCGAGGATCACTTCCAGTTGTTCGACCAGCTCTTTCAAGTCTTAGACAAGCATCATCCCAGTGAGCTGAGCGACCGGAGTATTCTCGATTACAGCTCACTGATCTTTGCCAATCATCTGACTTTCAATCGTAACGCTGTCGACGAGATTGTCTTTGATATTCTGGAGCGGCTTTACCAGCGCTTACAGGAGCATCGATTCTACGTTAATGGCGCACTCATGTACTTCCCATTCAAAATGAATGGGCCAGACCTGTGTGTGCGGCGTTACCAAAATTAATCAGATGGAGTAAGGAATGGACTTTAAAATCTCAGGGATGTATTCGTTCGAAGTGTATCCGGTCTCTGTACTGGGCACAGCATTTAAGAACGTCAAGATTTTGGCAATCATCGATCAAGAAACGGCTGAAGCTAGCGGGCTGGATACCAAGGCAATGCATGCGCTGGTGTATCCGTCCCTGCCGTCTTCGACGCCAAACGATCCAAACAAGTACAACTACATCAAGATCAAGACCCCGTCCGGTCAGACGCAACTCATCGGACTGGCCTGGATCGTCGCCAACACGGTACAAGTAGTTAACCTCGGCAAGTTCACGATTGAAGTGGACAACGAGAGCAGTGGTTCGCAAAGCAAGCTCTTGGATGCCTTGGCTGCCAACGGTTTTAAAGTTAGCAAGATCTCGTTCGATCAAGCAACAATTGCTCAGGTACCCTGATTGATTTTTTATTAGGGCTGAGTATAAAGTGTAGGAAAGGGAGTCACACAACCTTTAAATGCGTTGGCCATACTGGCTTGGTTGACGTATTGCTCTGCTTGCGACAGAGGTGTGAGGGCGGCGCTATAAGAGGCCAAGGATGTAAAGCGTAGAGGTGGCGCGAAATAGCAGGAAAGGAAAATTGTGAGATCTACGATCTCGTGTGTTTTGCCATCCTTTTTTGCACGATTGATCGGGTCAAAGCGGTTGACGATCTTGTTATTTCACATCCCTGAACAGCTTGTAGTGTCGCTCTGTTTTACCTAGCATTTGTTTGGACATCCATGATACACTTTTGGACAGGGATCGCTTCGGCGGTTCCTGTCCTCCTTTTATGCCGTCCTTTTTTCTTTTCTATCGTCGAACCTAATGATGTAGTCAACGCAGAATTAAAGGATGCTGGCATGTCGAACAACAGTCCGTTTATTTCGGATGCAAACGATTATAAGCGCGATATTAATCCGCTTAAGCATTACGTCCATGATCAGATTGAACACTTGCAGATCATGGCAGGTATCTCAAGAGAAGAAGCTGCTGAGTTTGTTAAGAGCCAGTTGGGACCTGGCGGGGATTTCCAAATACATGATCCTAAGGCCATTTTCCTGGAACGCGACTTTGAGTCCGGCGACCGCGAGGAAAGTGAGTTGCCGATGTCGGAGTACATCAGTACCATCCTGCGTGACGGTAACATCTTCGCTCCGACCTTTACGACTTACCATAATCCAAAGGTTCGTTACTCGGCGCTGTCCGAGTTCCAGGACGATAACGTCAAGAGCCGCGGAAAAGCAAAGAAGAAAATGTTCGTGGCGGAACAGGATGAAGGGAAGAAGAGTTTCAACTATAGCTTCTTCAAGGGTTCTCAAACCACCGAGAAGCTGGCGAACAACGCCGTATCCGGCGCGATGGTTAGTGAGCACAACCCGCTGCACAATAAGACCGGCCACAGTTCCCTGACATCAGCATGCCGCCAAACCTCGGCGTATGGTAACGCCAACAACGAACGTTTCTTGGCCAGCAATCGCCACTACTGGTCGTACAAGGTTACCCGTAACAACATCGTCTCCATTGTTGCCAATTCAGACTACACCTTGATTGAACAGGTGATGACGAAGTACAACTTGCACTACCCAACCATCGAAGAGACGATGGGCGTCATTACTCGTTCTGCATTGTTGTATTGGACAGATAAACGATCGTATGCGAAGTTGCAATTGTTGATCGATCGTCTTTCTCCAATTCAACGCGCTGCATTCGTCTACACCGGCGACATGTACCAACTCAAGGAGATGAACGATGCTTTTGTACGCGCTTTTATGGGACGGCTTATTCAACGGGTGGATGTACTGGACCCCACTCCCAGCGAAACCATCCGAAAGTGGCCAGAAGACTTCCTGAGTCTGGCTAAACAGCTGCGTCCTGACATTACTAAAGGTAAGTCGCTCGACAAAATCGAGAAGAACAATCCTGAAGGCTTTGCCAAGGTCGCGGCACAGACAGAAAACATTGCTCAAGTGCTGTGGGATTTTGACGACTTGATCCATGCTTTCTGGGCAACAGACAACATGCCTGCATCCGTAGCGCAGTTCCCGAGCAGCTTGCGTCGTGTAGTGATGGTCTCCGATACGGACTCCACCATCTTTACGACGCAAGACTGGATCAAGTGGTATTGTGGCGAGTTCACCTTCGACGACACCCACGATGCGGTTGCTGCAGCCATGATTACCCTGGCGTCGCAAACAATCATCCACATCCTGGCAAAGATGTCGGCTAACGTCGGCATTGGTCGTGATCACGCCTTTACGATCGCGATGAAGAACGAATTCATGTTCAAGGTGTTTAGCCTGACGAATCTGGGTAAGCACTACTTCGCCATGATTAGCTGCCAGGAAGGTAACATCAAAGAGGAACTGCAAAAGGAGATTAAGGGCGTGCACCTGAAATCCTCGAACGTTCCGAAAGAGGTGGTACAGCAAGCGGAAAACATGATGATTGATATTATCGATACGCTAATGCGTGACGGTAAACTCAGTGCCAAGAAGTATTTGACGGAGGTGGCCGATCTGGAACGCAGTATTGTGGCGTCAATTAAGCGAGGTGAATTCCGTTACTTGAAACTGTCCACGGTGAAAGACCCGGCAGCATACAAGCAACAGGAAGGTGCCGCAACTTACAAGCAATACGGCATGTGGAACGATGTGTTTGGTGCGAAGTACGGTGCCATTGCGCCACCACCTTACAAGGCGATCGCTGTGAGTTTGGAATTGGATAGTAAAACCAAGACCAATACTTGGCTGGAGAATATGCCAGACCAAGATGTCGCAGCCCGCATGCGTCGCTGGTTAGAAGAAAACGGTCGCGATAAGATCACATCGCTGCAACTCCCATTGCCGATTATAACGTCGAAGGGTATTCCCGATGAGATCATGATGGTGATCAATACCCGCAAGATCGTTCAGAAAGCAACTGCAATGTTTTACTTGGTGTTGGAAACGTTAGGGTTCTACTTTAACCATACCGACCTCGAACAACTGGCAATGGACTATTATTGACGGCATACACTCCCTCTACCCTTTGCGGGGTAGAGGGAGCTATGACGCTTATGCGATTACTCGGCGCTTGCGGCGACGAAGTTGTTTGAGGTCATCTCGGCGAGCGAGAGCCAGAACTTGTTGTGACGCGATGCCAGGGACATGACTTTGGCAGCCGGCTGGGTGGCCCAGTTAGCGTAGGCGGAAACCAGCGGCATCAGACGTTTGGCCATGGCCTGACCGTCTTTGTTGTCTTCCTTGATGCGACTCAGCATTTCCTCGCACGCTTTCTCGACGTGCTCCGCTTGCGTTTCCAGCGCCTTGAAGTCGCCACCCTTCGCTTGGATCAGCTTCTGGATGAAGTCCAGGCGTTTCTGGACGACACCTTTCAGGATGTCCGGGGAGACATCGTTCTGGAAGTTGATGCCGTTGGTGGAGACGAAGTCGGTCAGCTGGCTGGCTTCGAAACGGATACGTGCCAGGTACGCGATCTTGGTTTCCATCGAGTTGGCTTCGGCGGCGATCTTAGGCGAGAAGCCTTTGGCGGTCACGGACATGAACGCCACGCGGTGCTCGTACTTGTCGTCCTTGGTCGAGATGCTGGTCAGGCCCAACTTCTTGCAGTAATCGGTCATCTTGCGGTGCAGCGTGTCAACAACGTTACCCAGGATGTCGATGTTGGTGCCGTCGAACTCCTTGTAACCAGCCACCAGGCCTTCGCCGATAGGACCCATCAGCGCTGGTTGGGTAGTGATGACTTGCAGCGTGAAGTCCTGGAACGCGGTATTGACACTGTCAACACCACCGAACAACTTGCTCAGCGCCTTGTAGGTGCCGCCATAGCCGAAGATGTCGGTAATGGTAATGCTTTCGTTCTTGATGTTCGGTACGAAACCTTTCATCCCATCGAGCTTTTTGATCAGCTCTTCGGCATGCTTGCGGTTCTGCTCCAGGGTGGAGAAGTACGTGGTGAGCCAGTGCTTGAGGCCAACCCACAGGTTCTTGATGGCGGTTACGATAGCGCGCCAGATCGCTTGCAGTGCGCTGACGATGCCTTCGGTGGTCATCATCCCGTCGCCGCTGGAGACAGCGAGGACTTCTTCGGGATTGGCATCGGTGCCTGCCACTGCCATTTCAGCCACTGCCGAAACCAGCTCTGCTTCGATCTTGCCGACTTCCGGCACGCCAGAAACCACGAGCATGGCATCGTTAGCCACATCGGACACTTCGCCGATGCGCTCAACTTCGGCTGCTGCGAGGTCGACAGCTGCTTCCGCTTCGGAAGAAGCGTCGGAGAGGATCGCTTCCTCTTCTACCGACAGTGTAGGCCCTTGCTCAGCCACAATTTGGAAATGACGTTTCATGTTGTTTTAACTTTCAGGTAGTTACAATGCGCTAAGGATTTCGTCAATAGCGGCCATCGTTGGTTGGAACAGCTCTTTTGGCAGGGTTGTATCAAGTACTTTTTGGCGTTTCAAGCGGGTGAGCGTTACTTCAACATCATGCAATCCCATTTGGTTCCGCACGCGTTCATCCTTCTTTGCTGCCCGCACCAAGAATAACAGCATTGGGATGCGCGCTAAAAGCACAGACCATAGAATTTGTCTTGTCGGGGCGACATCGGGAACGAACATGACTTTGCGAAGATCGGCGACACTAGCTACCGGAATCGCTGACAGCATCGCCGGAGCCGAATAACTCGAAGCTTCCAGGATTTTAATCAACCGACTGTAGATAGACGAGACCTGGTGATCGTAAGTCGGCAGGTGAATTGCTATCCGACTCTGGACTGTATAGCAGGGTTCGTCGTTCCACAGACTGTCCATGCGATTAAACAGCGCATAATCGAGATAACTTTCCAGCATGTTCGGCAACACATGCATGTGAACAAACTGCATGACGTTACGTGGAACGTATTCTGGATTGACCTGATGCTTCAGAAGTTCCGCCAACACGAACGAGCGGTATTGTACAGCCAGCAAGGACACATTCACGGAGATAACAGCGACTCCGGATTGTTTGCCGATGAATCTACCGTTAGGTACTTGCAAGTTCAGATGGTTGAAGGGATGACGCAAGATGCGCACCGGTGTAGCATCTTTCCAGCGGGCTTCAACTTTTTCAACATTGAAGTCTTCGTCGTAAGCCACGATGACTTCTTTGACGTCACTATTAAAGAACACGCCATTGAACAACTTACCTGTGCCAAACGGTGTGGTGAGTTGGAATGCATTGGCGGTGAACATCCCGCTCATGCTAATGTTACTGTGGTACCGTTCACTATTAAGCGACAACGGCACATTGAAGGATTGGATAAGCTGAACAAGCAGGTGGTCAGAAGCCACGGAATAGCTCGCATGGCGGTAATGCTCCAGCATCGCTACCAAGTTTCTTTTCAGCCCATCTTGTACGGTCTTCCATTCAGGAAGGCGTGCTACACCGTATTCTTTTTTTGGGTCAACATCTACGAGACTATACATGGAACGGATTCACCATGAGAGGAATGTGGGAGGGAGGTAACATACGATTGCTGAGTTACCGGACATGGGTTAGAAAAATACCTATGTTTGCTATCAGTTGGAGAGGTGCACAGCTACCAGTCCAAGGGAGATGGGATGGGTCAGTGTAAAAATTTACGGCCAATACTCCATGTTATAGTGGAGATGGTGTACATCTCACATAAACGTTTGAGTTATGCTCTCGCTCAATGCTTTTGGCCTGTGTTAGGATCTGGTTCTAAATTGAAATAGGACTATATCACTATACTGACATAGCTAGAGATAGTCGTGTTAACCACCTACGTTTGTTTGCGCAAACAAATTAACAATCTTTACCACAAAAAAGGAAACATCATGCAAGGTAATCAAATCAACGCAGGTCAACAACAGCCTACCGCCATGGAGAGTGCGTATGCAACTGCTGGCGGTTCTGCTCAGCAGCAACCGCAACCCCAGGCTACGGCACCTGTTGGCGGCGGTCTGCGTGGTCTGATGACGCGCGGCCGTTCGCCAATGGCTAAAGACAGCAACGGTCGCGTTCTGTCCGAACTGACCAACAAGCTGACCGAATACCGCGACAAGCAGCAGGACGTCGACGTCAAGGGCCTGGATATCAAGATCCTGCCTGTGCCACGTAGCTCGATCATCGACCAGAACTTCAGCAACAAAATCAGCCTGATCCTGTTCGTCGTCGGCGTGGAAAACCAGTACGCCTACCACACCCTGCTGGTCGCCAGCGAAATGGCCGTGTCGGCACCGAACCGCAACGAACAGTTCGGCGGCTACCAGGTTGAACAAGCTACCGCGCCACGTACGCCGGCAACCCTGGCCGACGAAGCGCTGGCGCAAGTGATCCGCAAGAAAGTGGCGATGTCGTTCCCGCAAGCCAACCTGTTCTCGGCCGACTGGTCGACGGTGCCGGACAACTTCAAGCTGACCGACGAGTTCGCGATCGAAGACCTGTTCATCAACTGCATGCGCGCCTGCTGGACCGAACTGTCGTACAAAAGCCCGGACTTCGTCTACGACAGCCTGGCCGGCGCCGCTGGCGACAACACCGCAGTCGTGTCCATCCACTTCAACCAGGACCAAGCCAACCCGGCGATCGACATCGTGGACAAAGTCGGCCTGCCGATCCGTTCGGAAATCCTGATTGACTTCCGCTCGGAACAGCCGTACTCGTCGTCGAAAGATCTGCACACCGAAAACACCGCGAACGTGGTCGAATTCGGCAAAGTGTCGGCTTACACCACGCTGCAAATCGACCCGGTCGCCGCCCGCCAGAACCAGTACTCCACTGGCCAAGCCGGCGCGAACGACACCCAGGAATACGTTGGTGACATCACCATCTCCAACATCGACCTGCTGAACAAGGTCGACCTGGCCAACGTGCTGCTGATGATCTCGACGGCGTTCCCGCTGCTGGACACGAACACCCGTCCATGGCTGCGCAACTATCTGCCGAAACACCTGCAACACAACACCGGCCGCGGCGGCAACTTCCGTCCTCGCGACCTGGGTTCGCTGAACTACGACTACAAATACAAGGAGCAAGGCGCCACCAGCATCGGTCCATTCAACACGGACAACGAAAACGAGTTCACGATCGAGAACTTCAACTACCTGACCTCGAGCATCATCCAGCCAGGTGCGGCGCTGTCGATCGACATCCCGGAATGCGGCGACTCGACCTGGTTCCTGCGTCCGTTCGCTGAAGCCAACGACGTGCCGGCAGCACATCAAGCCATCGTTAAGGCAGCCGACGGCCTGACCGACGGCCGCTTCAGCGCCATCTTCAACACCACCCATTCGCGCCTGATCACCGTGCCGCGTATGGAACGCGTGCTGATGGGCTACTTCATCGATGACCACGGTGTGATGAAAGACATCCGCATCATCGACATGCTGTACCTGCTGAACCGCGACGGTCATCAAGACCCGGACATCGGCAAGAAGTGGATGGCTACCTTCGGCGGCAGCAGCGACGCACAACTGGCAGCACGTGCGAAGCTGATCGAATCGGTCGTGTCCAACGTCACCTTCACCGGCATCGCAATCCACAAGTCCTTCACTGCTGATTTCCTGAGCAGCCTGGACCGTGCGATCACCGACACCGGCCTGAAGCTGCGTAACGACATGTCCCGTGAAGACGCACGCCTGCAGATCCGTCACGCTGCTGGCCTGGCGCAATCGGGCGCCCTGATGACGAACTTCACCTCCGGTATGTACACCACCGGCGGCAGCTCGTACAGCGGCGGCGGCTACCGCGGCATGACGCATACCCGCAAGTACTAATCGCGGTTAACTCGTAAACGAGAAAAGTGGAGTCCGCAAGGGCTTCACTTTTTTTTCTTTACGGAGAGCGTCAAAGAGAGTAATTGTTTTTTATTCCTTCTTGCCAAAGGAGAATGTCATAGGTACTTACCTTCGCGTCATTAGCCACGACGATTTGTTTTTCCGTCAGTCGCGAACCGATCCGGTCATCGTCAATCACTTCCAAGGGTATACCGAGGAAGAACGTAAAGCTTTCCGCGATAAGATCTTCACTCGGTACCAGCCGTCGGATATGCTCACCAACAAACCACGTTGTGAGTGTGTGTCGGGTGGCTTGGAAGGCAAGCGTTTTCTTGGTGTAATCTGCGATTCCTGCAACAAGCCTGTGATGAACATCCGGGATCAGAAGCTGGAGTCGTTGGTGTGGTTGAAACAACCAACTGGTGTGGAGCGCTTGATCTATCCGATTATTTGGACGATCTTGTCGAACCACTTCAAGAAGGGTCGCTTCAACGTTATTCACTGGTTGTGCGATACGAAGTATCCCACGCCGGATAAGCCACCGAAGATCTTCCAGCAATTGCTGTCGCTGGATATCACACGGGGGTATAACTACTTCGTTAAGAACTTCTTTGCAACCATTGATCCTAAGACTGGTCTCCAGATCGGCCCTGGCATCATTGAGAAGCTGCTGACCATCAGTGACTTCCGCAAGAAGAAGCAGGACAACCCGAACGAAGTGCACCACATCCTGCGATTGCTGGATGAGAACCGTAACAAGATTTTCTCGAACTATCTCGCACTGCCCAACAAAACGTTGCTGGTAGTCGAAGATACGGACATGGCCATTTATGTGGATTCGAACGTGCCACTCGCTGTGGATGCGATCGATTCGCTGATTGGTCTGGATGATCCGCTGAATGGCTACACAGCAATCGTCCGTCAAAACCGTTTCGTGCGGGCATTGGCACAGTTGGCAACGTACTACCAGGACTTCAACAAGAAGACCTTCTCGTCCAAGGAAGGTATTTCGCGTAAGCACTTGGTGGCGACGCGCTGCGATTGGTCGTTCCGTGCTGTGATCACATCGTTGACTGAAGACCATTATCACCGCGAGTTGCATACGCCGTGGGGTGTGTCGGTTGGTTTGTTGCGGCAGCATTTGGCAGCAAAGCTGAAGCGCCGTGGCTGGCTACCCAACGAGATCTTCCGGTTCTTGTCTCGTTATGCGACGGACTACAACCCGTTGATCGACGAGCTGTTCCAGGAACTCATCGCAGAATCGAAGTACATGGGTCTGCCGGTGGTGTTCCAACGTAACCCGAGCTTGGGCTTAGGTTCGATGCAGTTGTTCTACATCACGAAAGTGAAAACCGATACGGCTGACCAGACCGTGTCGATGTCGATCCTGACGGTGCGCGGCTTCAACGCGGACTTCGACGGCGACGAAATGAATGGCACGTTGTTGGTTGACGATTACATGGCAGAACGATTCGAAGCAATGGCTCCTTACAAGAGCACCATGTCCACGTCGGTCCCGCGTACCATCTCAGGCAATCTGGCCAAAACCAAACCATGGATCTCCACTGTCGCGAATCTTCTGGAAGCAGCACCTACTCTGCCTCCGGACCCAACGATTCTTAAACGGATGGAATTGATCCCTGATGCAGCCTAAGTAGTACCAAAAAAGGAAGGAGTATTATGGCAACGGTGATGTTCGGTGGTGAACGGGAGTTGAACTTGTTCACTGCTGGTGAACCACATCCGTCCATGCTGCAGTTCATGAAAGAGCAGGCCAGCGTATTGGGGAGTTACATTCAGACCACGGGTAGCCAGTTCGCCCAGAATGTGCTCACCTCGTACGAGACTTATCACAGCGATGGTGCGTTGCGTCATGCACGTGCAGCGCTGTCCAAGGTGAAGAATTACTTCCAATCCGATAAGATCAGTGATCTGGAGTCGATGTATGACATCCAGCAGGCCGGCTTGATCATGCAGCGGTATGTGATGTCGGAGCCTACGCTGCGGCAAATGTATCACAATGGCCAATGCAACGGCTATGCTGGTAGTTACGTTGATCCTTTCCCAGGCAAGATTGGGGATCAGGATTACAATTACCGGCGTGTAATGAACGGCATGCTTCAGACCACGGCACCAACCGAAGAACAACCGGACGGTGGCTGGAAGTTTGAAGTGTATGTCGAAGAACTGTTCGAAGGTGACCGGGAGCTGGACTTCCATGAGCAGAAGGCAATTACCAATACTTGGGAACGCCTGCGCTACTCGTTGAAGCATAGCTTGCTGGACCCATCCTCGCCAGAAAACGATATGTTGTAATAGTCGCGCCTGCCTACCGCTCACAAGGCGGTAGGCAGGTCGTGATGTTATGTATCTTTTTTTGCATATCGTAGCCTGACACCGAGGAGGGTAGTATGAATAACGTGAAACCAGTCCCAACATTGTCCGCCAAAGGACTGATCTATTCGATCGTTGAAAAGACAGACACCCTGATCGCACACTTCTTTGCATCAGATGCGAACCAGAGCTATCTGTATAACGGCTCGATCGCCAATCTGTCCATCCTGATCCAGCAAGCAGGCAATGATATCCCGCGGCTGAAGGAAAGCATTCGCACGACCCTGGAGCGGTATCTGGGCCGTTACTACGACGTTGTCGTGGTGAACGTTGAAGATGATACCGAAACCAATCCATCGAACCGTGTCAAGATCATGTTGTCGGCCTTGGTAACCCAAGGCGGCGAGCGTTACGATGTCTCACATTTGCTGTCATTGATCGATGGCAAATTTGAAAAAATTACGAAGCTTAATAATACAGGCAGTGCCAATTAATTCGAGGAAACCAAGATGAACACTCAAGCCACTCAAGCCCCCATGTCCATGGCTGAACAATCCCTGTTCGACATGATCAAGGAAGTATCCCACGATCTGACCACGTCGACCGCTAACCGTGTTCACCTGCGCGAAGACTACTTCGTGAACATCTTCTTGCCGATGTTCTGCGGCGAGGTCAACCCCAACACCAGCACGCCAATCACGCCAGAGATGTGGTTTAACCTGGCGCGCGGTCCGTTCAACGAAGTCACTGTGGTCGATATGAAAGGTGCCGAACTGTTCGTCGTTCCGCCTTTCTTCACCCAAGCCGCTATCAATCCATTGGACGGCACCGGCAAAGCCGCCACGATGCCAAGCGTCACCGACATGTTGATGACCGCCCGTATGCATGCGCCACGTGGTGCCGCTGCGGCCGAGAACTACATGGCCAACGAGATGGACCGCCGTTCGTTCATGTTCAACAAGGACATCGACAACTCGGAAAACATCGGCCGCTGGAACGAGATCTACAAACGCTACGGTCGCGAACCGATCCCAACCAACGCCACACAAAGTACCCAGCCTGCCAATGTCGACATTGCCCGCGATAGCTCCGAATTCGATTCCCTCTGCTAAGACCGCCTTAGCGGAGAGCCTTCAGGAAATCGGATACGGTAAGAACGGTGGTTTGTATTACGCCGTTATTAGTGACATCCATCTGGGGCACAATAAAAACCCCGCAGCAAGGATTGTACAGAACCTCTTTAATGCATTCCCCGATACAGCTGAAACAGCTAGCCTGGACATTATCTTCGTCGCTGGCGACGTCTTCGATGACGTGTTGATGTTCAACGACGAAGACATCGACGGCATCAAGCATTGGGTGAACTACCTTCTGAACCTGTGCAAGAAGTACAACATCAAATTGCGTGTCTTGGAAGGTACCCCAGGGCACGATCGGAAACAGTCGGGCTACTTCGAGATGGAAAACCGCATCAACAACATTGATGCGGATCTGAAGTACATCGAACAGCTTGACATCGAGTACATGCCAGAGTTTGACATCCACGTCCTGTACGTGCCTGACGAACTGCCTGGCGGCGCAGCAGCAACGCTGCGATCAGTGAAAGATCTGATGCGTGCTCGTGGCATAGACCAAGTGGACCATGCGATCATGCATGGCTTGTTTAAGTTCCAAATCCCGTATGTTGATAATACTGTAGCGCATGATGAGGCTGAATACCTCGCTATAGTGAAACACAACACATTCATCGGCCACGACCACGGGCACAAGAGCTTTGAGCGTATCTACGTGCAAGGTTCGTTTGATCGCTTGGGGCATGGCTATGAAACCCCTAAGGGGCACATGCGGGCAAAGTATCAGCCAGACGGCGCTTGGGAAATTCGTTTCATCGAGAATACCAACGCCATGAGGTTCAATACTCTGAATGTGAGTGGTAAGTCACTGGAAGATACACTCTCGTTTATTCGGGAGTACGTTGACCAACTGCCAGATTTCTCACACGTCAGGATACGGGCAGAAAGCAACCACCCGATCTTCACGAATATGGATAGTTTGATTCGCATTGCGCCGCTGTTGTTCTTTGCGAAAGATCCTGTTCGGGATAAAGAAAAAGCCTTAGCTCCTCTGGCTGAAGCTGACATCAAGTTCGTACCGATTACCATTACCCGCGAAAACATCTCAGGTCTTATCCTGGAACGCATCGCGAGTGAGGGTGCGTCGGGGCAGATCATGGATGCGGCCACAGACATCTTAGGAGAATTATTCCCATGGACGACAACAAAGTCAACTACGCTAATACCGCAGATGAACGTGCATTAGGATTCTTTCATTTATCAATTGCTACCTCGTTAGCCATAGAAGCCGCGGTCGGGATTCATCCCGACCTGCCCAAGCCCCCTATGATGCCCATACGAAAGTTTGATGAAGTTTGGATCAATCTGCGGACGTTATACCGCAACATCATGGGTGCCATGTCGAAAGACATTGCGGCGACCATTAACGTCGCTAACATCGCACAAATCATGGCCGAGGAGATGGGTATCATCCCTGACATGCTGCGTGAATACGCTGGCAAGGTTGTCCCAGTGAAGTACTACTTTAACAACCTGAAGCGCATTGAATCGAAATACCCTGAAGCTGAGATTCGAAAGGATGTCACGTCGAAGGCCCAGCAGTTCACCCAGACGCTGGGTGATGTGATGAAGATCTTAATCAGGGAAATCCCTGAGACGTTTACCGTTGTCGACGATAAGCTACCAGGAAGTCCAGGTAAGACCTTGATCATCACCCACGTGGTGTACGACCTGCTGTCGGAAAGTAACTTCGGCAGCCTGACGCTGCTTGAGTCACACACCGGCAAGATCAAACCGAAAGCGCTCTGGTACTCTAAGTACTACAACGGGCGTGATCTCTCAATGATTCCCTTTACTGAGGAATTGTTGCAAGTATTTGGCGACATCGAAACATTCCATCCGTTGGATGTAAGACTTCGAAAAGCCATTGTGGAACTCGCTACTCGCAGGAACTGGAGTAGTGTTACCACCCGAGCAAGGATTGTGGAGGGGATCAGTGAATTACCGAACCCTGCACACGTCTTAAAGCTTAAACAGTTGTACAAAGTGCTAGTCTAGTAGTGTAAAAATATCCAACCACGCTATTAGATGTAGACCGAAACACCTTCATTCCACCTACACGGATTTTAAGAAAATGGCATATAACCAACAGGAAAAAGACAACCGTCCTCGCGCTCCCTTCGATCTGTTTTCGCTCACGCGCTGGGCAAAATCGACCGCTCAAGGTAAGAGTGCTTCGTTCAATCTGGACGTAGACCTCGCTGGCCGCGTATCGTTGATGGTGCGTACCGGCGATCCTGCCGACAAAGAGCGTATGCGCGATGGCGACAACATCCGCATCAAGCTGAACCTGGAAGACTACGAGAAGTGGGTCATCCAGTTCGGCGAAGCTATCCGTCACAAAGGTGAATGCAAGTTCGTTCTGGTCGAGCAAGTTCGCTTCAGCTGGGACAACAACCTGAAGAAACGTGTTCCGCTGGAAGCGCCACGCGACGGCATCAAGCTGTTCTTCGGCAAGGACAGCAACGGCGTGTTCTACATGTCGCTGATCCAGTTCAAGAAAACCGAAATCGAATTCGGCTTCATCAACGAACGTCCCGAGTTCATCTTCAAGCACGGCGACGGCAATGCCTTCACCGACGCCGAGAACTCGCTGATCGGCGCCCGCGCTTACCACAAGCTGCTGCTCGAACTGCACCAACGTATCACCCAGTCGCGTCTGCTGCAAAACGCCAAACCAGACGACTACAAACCGCCATACGTGCCAGCACAAGGCCAGGGCGGCGGTCAAGGTGGCGGCCAGAGCAACAACGGTGGTAACCGCAGTGGTGGCAATTCGGGCGGCGGTAACGGCGGTGGTCAAAGCAATGGCGGCGGTGGTACGGCCAAAGCATCGCCGGAGTTCAGCGACATGGATGACGACATCCCGTACTAACCCGTAACACCATCGGGTGAGTTGTTTTAGATAGGACCACGCGGCCTTCGGGTCGCGTGGCCGCTATGCCCTAGAGACAACAAGGATGGAAAAAATCTTAGGCATATATCACTACGATGAGCAGTAAATAGTAGTCTAGTTTTATCAACAAAAAGGAGAAGACGTGAGATTCGACAAAATAGATTCGAACGTTATACTGAAACACAACGGCCAGGAGTTAGCCTGGAATGTGAAGATCTTGGAACGTGGTAACAAGCGTGGTGCGAAAGCAGGCGCTATGGCTGCCCGTGATCCGGATGTGGAAGACCTCCCCTCGGTCGAACCATTCGAGCATCTGAACCAATACTTCGCACAGCTGCCACGGCAGACGCAAGACCAATTGTTTGATGTTTACAACTCGATCTTCAACGTGTTGGACAACATCGACAACAACATTCCGGATCTGCGCAAGCAATTGCCTCCGCTGATCAAGAAGATCTTCGAGATCTGTACGCCAGAAAATGTGTCGTCTTGGGTTCGCACGACCCCGACGATCCGCTTCCCTGAAGGCATCCGGGTGTACGAAACGCTGGAAGAATCCGCAGAACGCGGCGACCAATTCGGTCTGCGTTCCCGCCCAGTAAGTGCCACGTATCTCCGCAAAGATTACTGGGGCTTGGTGGTGCTGGTCGTATTGCTGCGTATGCTGGTGCCAGTGTGGGGTCGTTTCTTGGCGAACACCTACGAAGCCATCGGTAACGACCTGAAAGAAATCTACGCGCTGCGGTTAGCCACCCGCACAGCCTTGGTGGAAACTGACGGCTTCAAGCGCCTGGAAGAATACGTCAACCTGTACTTGTCTTCGGAAAAGTACAAGAACTCCGTCATCGGCGGCGGGGTATCGAAGGAAGACGTGCCGTTCCAAATCATGGCAATCCTAGTGATTCGCCGTATGGCGTGGGTGGACTTCTCCGGCCGTGATCCTAACTTCTCGTTGGTTGGTCGTGTGTATTCTTTCATCGACCAACAAATGGACAGCGCAGATCGCCAGCTGAACGAGTCCATCAAGCCGAAGATCCCTGAAGGCGGCACTGGTAATGACAACGAAAACCGGCAATCTGTTTCCGAGACGATCAAGATCAAAGAGCCTTACACGGCCGGCGACCTGACCATCCTGGAAAGCAGCGCACAAGACTGCGAGCTGTTCATCGCCCGCATTGCGCCAGACATGCCGCGTGAGATCTTGGCAAGCGCATTGCTTGTCGTGGAAAATCTGAAGAAGAATCCACCGCAGCCAATCCAATTCACGATCTTGCAAAATGTGTTGGGGGCAGAATGTCTGCAACGCGATGGCGCTTGGGAAGCCGATCCTAAGTTCCGTGAGCGTTGGGATGCGCTGTTCCCGCCACGTGGAATCGACGAGATGAATCTGCTCGAAGATCTCTGCATGATGGCTGTCGCTACCGCCTTGCTGTGGCACCGTGGCCATCACGATATCGCCGCCTTGATGACTGCTTCTGTCGCTAAAGAACGCGACGGTTTCAACAATGCTAGCAGCGCCCCTCCTGCTGCATTGACGAAAGAAAATAAAGAAGCATTGCAACGGCTGTATCCGTATGCGCAACGTCCGCCAGGCAAACGGCGTAGCGACGACATCCGTCACACCAATCTTCCCAACGTCGCGGTGGAAAACATCGAGTTGATCAGGGACGAACTGAGCCGTAACAGCTGGCTGCTGAACCTGCCGAAACAATGGCTGGATAAATTGCCTAACCACCCCGGTGGACGACGTTACTCTGTAAAGTCTGACATCCGTAATAAATTTGCTGAACTCGCAATCAGCATTGCAACCAGGAGCCTGTAAACCATGACGTACGACGCTTATAATCAACAACCACAGCAGCACAATCCGTACGGTGCCTACGACGAGCAATACAAAACCTACAATGAACCGAAGTTTCCTCATCAAGGCGCCTCGAAGATCACGGTAGAGACCATCGTCTTCACCCCGACCGGTAGCTACAATCAGCAGTGGCGCCGGCCATGGACGACGGACTACAATGTCCAAAACGCGGCAGCTATCCACGACGTGGTGGCGCAAGCGTACCACCAGCATCAGGTAGCGAAAGAAGCTGGTAAGATCCACAACGAAACCCAGTACATGGTCAATCCGGCCGATCTGGCGCCGGTATCGGCTTCGTTCATCAAACCAGCAGCTAGTGCTGAAGTCCAGGCTTACGCCAACATGAAGATGGGTTGGAATGAACCGACCGGTCGCTTCATGATGGTGATCAGCGTTCAGCGTACGCAAGCGGTTGTGCCAAACCGTTATGTGATCATCGGTTACACTGACCACGCTGGCTTCTCCCAAAGTGGTGCTATCGACCCGCAGATGGAGTTGAATATCAACACCATGTACGAGATCCGTGACATCGAGATCGACCGCGGCTACGGCACCATGGTTGAACAACAGCTGGTCAGTGTGAACCAAGTGCTGGTTGACCATGGTTACCAAGGTCCGGATGAAGCCGACACGATTCGTCTGCGTCCGTACGAAGTCGCTGTATCGCTGGCACGCCTGAATGATCCAGAACTGCAAGGCTCGACTGTGCATGTGGTTGACACCCGCAGTACGCAGAACAGCACGCCACAGTTCTCGAATCAGCATCACACCAATCCGAACGATTACATGGCCAATGTGATCTCCGGTCTGGTGAACGGCCGCGATCTGTCCCGCCAGACCAATCGCAACGGCGTTACGGAACCGTATCACGCGGCAGCTCGCCAGCTGCGTGATGCATCGTTCTCGACAGATCCGTTCATCATGGCCATCAGTCGCAACGGTCCAGGGCATTTCACCGCTTCGTTCAAGTGGCGCGACATGCTCAACATCGACCCGAACGCCGAGCGCGATCAGGTCTGCTTTGTGCAATGGCGTGATCGCCTGCAATTCATCGGCTCCGTCGGTGAAAACATGCACACGGCAGGCACGACGTCGGACTGGAACGGTCAAGACTTGGCAACACAAGTAGCGGTGCAAATCTCCAACATGTTGCCACCGTTGATGACCGACCTGACCGTGCGCAAGATCGACATCTTCGCCAGCAACCTGAAAGGGTTGCCGATCTGTGTAGCAACTGGCGGTGTGCCTGTGGTGGCCGGTATCAATCTGGCGCCTCAGATGCAAGCGCTGGGTGTGCAGTTCGAGCAGCAGGTTGTCATGCCGATGACCTTCAATGGTGGTATCGCTTATGAGATGGATGTTCGTGCTGACTTGTTCGGCGAGATCAGCATCACGTTACGTCTGCAAGGTCAGCCGGCTTACACTTACGTGCAGCCGGCTTACTGCTCGTCCGTGATGTCGCCTGTTCTGACGTCGCGTCGCGATACGCTGGACAACTTGGCGGTTGCATTCCACAACCTGCAACAAGAAGTCCTGCCAGCCACTCCGGTTCGCCCGTTGATCCATGATCTCCAGGGTTATCAGGCAATGCCATCCGGCAAACGTTACTAAAACGCACGCCCCGTCTCCGGACGGGGTTGTGTACAACTACAAGAGGAAACAATGGAAAGTATTCAACTCCTGGACGTTTATCGTTCGATGGCTGCATTCACGGCTATGGAGGTGACGGATGATGGTTACTTCCGTATGGACATCGGCGAAGGTGAATACCTGCCTGTGATTGCCAAAGATGGTAAACCGGTGGTGTTGCCGTTGGTGGAACGTCTGCGCGATGCTCGCGTTAACGAACACGAAGTATTCCACCTGCTGAGCGAAACCTCCGCAGCCAAAGCCAACTCGACCGACCTGATGACGCGTTACCGTCACTGGGCGATCAACCGCATCAACATCGTAATCGGCGGCCTGGGTACTTCGCTGCTGCGTATCGCTGCGGACAAAGAACTGTGCAAACGTCTGAAGCCAGACCAAGCCGAGTTCATGCAGCTGGTGGTTGAAGCAGACACCGACGCGGCCGATGCCTTCGACAAGATCTCGGAGCTGGCAGCCAAGCCAAATCAACTGCAACGTGTGTTTACGACACTGTACGTTCGTCCGGCGGCAGTCCTGGACGGCAAGTCGTACAACCGTGTGGCTTCGGTGAACTTCCCGTTCTTCGAAGAACTGCACAAGCTGGAAGAAGAACTGGCTGAACACAAAGCAGCGCCGAAAGCGAAGAAAGGCACCAAGCCTGAATCGGAAGTCTTCGGCGTGAAGCTGCGTGGTAAAGACCGTTCGGCATTCCTCGGCCTGATGCAATACCTGATCCCGAATCTGGACACCAAGCACGCCTACGATCTGGGCAGCAATTCCCGTATCGCTCCGGCAATGGACGCGATGATGCGCGCCTTCCTGCCGATGGCACGTCATCTGAACGACGTGATGGAAGTGTTCAAGGGTCTCGATCCCCGCATGGATCGTTCTCTGGAAGAAATGACGTTCGATCTGGACTGGGCCGAAGCCTTCGAAAACCTGGACGTGCTGTGGCCGCAAATCCGCGCGATCCCCGCACAAAGCCAGGGTGTCATCGAAGAACCTGTGCCGGTGGCAGCCGTTGCAGCACCGCAAGCCAATCGCCCCCAGCAGCATCAAGCAGCGCGTGCTCCGGCACCGTGGGAAGATCCAGCGCCACGTCAAACCGGCGGCGGTTACCCAAGCCCACAAAGCACGGGTTACCCAGCGCCACAGCGTGGCGCACCGGTATCTGGTGGCCACGGTAACACGGTGAGCGTCAGCGGCATGATGCACAACTCGATGGCTCGTGGCGGCGGTAGCCGTCAGGTTCAAGGTGGTTACGGCTATCCGTCGTCCGGTCCAACGCAGGGTGGCTATCCACCACCAGCTAGCGGTGGCTACGGCGGCGGTCGTCGTTACTAATTGCTGAAACGGCATAAATAAGACCAACACCACCCAGTGTTAGGGTGGTGTTGGTTCTTCTCTGCCTTAATTTTTTCTCTATATAGTTAAAAAAGATCCAGCAGACTTATTAGCTGATGCGCCCTGAACTATTGTTGCTTTGGCGAATCTTGTCTACGACTGTGTAGTCAGGTTCGATCAGGCCGATTGTATCTTGTTTGAACTGGGTAGGAGACGTGTAATTGTTCAAACGCATGATCAGCCAGTGGAATTGTGCTGGACGATTCTTTGCAAGCAACAGACCAAACAAATCGCCACGCCACTGGTATGCCTCGTCCGGTGTGAGTGTGAACAACGCTGTCTTTGGATGGGTGCGTAAGAACGTCATGTGGTCTTCCAAGACGTTGCGGAAGTTTGGATCGTAGTAGATATCTGGACCCATGTCAATCAGCAGGTCATTGATGGACATCGTTTCACCTCGAAGTGTGTTAAATATTTGTAGGACTATATCACTAAATTAGAGTCAAGTACTCCAAAAAGCAACAAGAAGAACTGTTTTGATTTTCTGAACAAAAAGGATGCAGCATGACATACGTGAACGTCAAGCGTTCGGTACCACAGCCAAATCAGCACTTCCCGCAGGCTGAAAGTATCATGGCTATTAACCCGTTCAACAGCGCAATCTCGGCCGCCCGTAAGCAGATGTACGGGAATAACCTCGGTCAGATCGTCGTTGTGGATGGCGTAGAAGAACGCCGTATTCAAACAGGCATGGATACCCTGTTGGCAGAAACTACTTTCTCGCAGCGCATGCCTGCGAAAGGTCAGATTATTGCGATCATAAATCGCTACAAGCGGAAAGAAGGTGATGAGGTCTTCAAAGGCAACCCTCCGCAAACGGTTGCCATCTTCCGCTCGCTTGATGGCGAGGCCCAGTACGAATACGGCATGATCAACCTGACGGACTACAGCACGCTGCACCCATACCTCGGGTTCAGCTACGTTGATAAGCCAGGTATCAGCGAAATCAAAATCAACCACACGATCGAAAAGGATGTAGTGTTCCGTGACTCGCCAGGGGTAACGGATGAAGGTGACTACGCATTCAGCGTTACGTGCGAAATTGCCATGATGGGCTTGCCTGGCGTTGCTGAGGACGGTATTGTGGTATCTCGTTCGGCATTGCGCCGCTTCGGTTTCCCAACGTTCGAGAAGCGTGTAGTGGAGTTCGGCCAGAATGAATTCCCGTTGAACCTTTACGGTGACGACGACAACTACAAGATCCATCCGAACATCGGCGAGTACGTCAATCCAGACGGCGTGCTGATGGGTATGCGATCTTATCGTCCTGATCTGGCGATCGCTGAGATGAGTGTCAAAGCTTGTCAGCGCATTGACTACACCTTCGACCGCAAAGTTGTGGCGGACGGTGAAGTGATCGACATCAAGATGCACCACGATCTGAACACCGGGTTGCCTGGTACGCCAGCGGCCATGGAAGCGCAGCCGTTGAAATACGATGCTGCGCGCCGTGAGTTCTTCGGTGAGATTTATCGCTGGTACAACAACCTGGCACGTGAATTGGGTCGCGACCCAGAACTGGCTGGTGATCTGCAGCGCCTGGTGGTTGAAGCCATCTCGGTAGTGGCACCAGTGCAAGATAGTAACAACAACGTGATCAAGGTGCACAAGAAGACCCGCATCGACGATTACCGTTTGGAGTTCACGATCAAGCACAAGATCATTCCGAACAAAGGCAATAAGTTCACCGATCTGTTCGGCGGTAAAGGCGTGGTGTGCCACATCTGGGAAGATGAAGACATGCCGGTGGATGCACACGGCAATCGTGCAGAAATGATCTTCGACCAAGCGGCGGTGAATAACCGCATGATTCCTGGTCGCCTGTATGAACACTATATCAACGGCGCCGCCCGCGATGTGTTCCATGAAATTGAACGTCGCATCGGTATCACACCGAAGCTGCGCCGCACGATCATGTTGCAGGAACTGAAGAAGATCTCGCCGGACGTGATCAATGATGCGTGGGAATATCTGCTGGGCTTCTACGAGATCGTGGTGCCTAAACAAGCAGCTATCTTCCGTCAAGGTCTGTATGGCGCTACACCGCTGAACCATCTGGCGTATATCCTGTCCAAGGGTTACCTGGTCATGTACATGCGTTCGGATCACGATCTGGAACTGAAGAACATGGTGTCGGACATCCAACGTCTGTACCCGCCAGTATTCGGCCCAATCCAGTATCGTGGCGCCTCCGGCAAGATGACCACTACGCGTGCGGATATCCGCATTGCGCCGTTGACTATCATCATGCTGGAAAAGATCGCCGATGGCTGGTCTGCTGTATCGTCCACCCGTCGTCAACACCACGGCGTCGCCGCTACCTTGTCTAACAGCGACAAGTACTCGGAACGTATTCGTAACCAACCAACCAAAGCGTATGGCGAATCGGAAATTCGCATCGTGGTCTCGTACTCCGGCACGCTAACCGCAGCTGAGATCCTGGACCGTAACAATAGCGTGGAGACGCATAAGGCCATGTGCTGGAGTATCATGAACTCGGACAAGCCTACCCGCATCATCCGAGCGGTTGATCGCGACGTCATCCCACTTGACGGCTCGCGTTCCCTGCAAACTGTTAACCACGTCGCGGCTTGCGGCGGTTGGGAGTTCGCCTGGGCGCCTTACACGCCAACCCACCAGCCTTATCAGTACGCATCGCACTAAAAGCATAATAACAGCACGAACCACTCCGTTCACCCCGGAGTGGTGTTTTTAGAAAGAATCAACAATGAAACGTATCGACGCCCGTTATTTGCTAGGCATACCTGCCGATGAGCTGTGGGACTGGCTTACCGGCGAATTCATCCTCGTCATGGACAATGGTGAGGAATTCAAAACCAATGCAGCGGAGACCTGCTACAGTAGTTACGTGTGGGACTTCCATCGCGCTTACCCGGCCACTCCGTTGTTGAAGGAGCACCATCTGCGCGGCGTGTCCAAGGGACGTCGCTTGTCGATCGGGATCGACAGCGAGCTGCTCGGTACAACCATGATGTGTGTGTATGACACCTATCGTGCGTTCAGCGCGCCAGAGCGCGTGAAACTCGATCCAGACCTGTGGCGTTTGGCATACGACATCCACAACAAAGCGTATTGCGGCATCATCAAGCATGCGGACGCTTTCGTTGGCACGATTGATATCCTGCACTTCCATGAAGCAATGGATGAGCCGGAGATCTACGAAGCCAACCGTGCTGTCCAGAACGGCGAGATCCATGTCCATGAAGTCTACGCCGTGATTGACAAGATCTTCAACGACAAAACCCGTTTGATTGGCAACCCCATTGCAGCAGAGTACCGCTCCAAGTTGCTGAAGCAAACCCAGGTGCACCAGAACATCGGCCCACGTGGTAATCCAACGGACATGAACTCGCGGATCTTCAGCACAGCGATCACCCGTAGTTACGTGGAAGGTATCCGTGACATCTACAGCTCGGCGGTGGAAACACGTTCCGCTGCGCGTTCGTCGTATTACGCGGCGGAATCGCTGCGGATGTCCGAGTACTTCTCCCGTAAGCTGCAGTTCGTTTCTCAGAACGTACAGAACCTCCACCAGGATTGTGATTGCGGTTCGAAGGAGTATCTGGACTGGACGATTCGTCCGGACAAACGTGATGACCAAGGTGACATTGTCCGGACCAGTGATTTGATTCTGCTGGACGGCAAGTACTACCTGAACGAACTCACCGGTCAGCTGGAAACCATCCGGCCGAACATGGTGAACCTGATTGGCCAAACGGTGCGGTTGCGTACAACGCTGCACTGTGCCCATCCCGATCCAGCAGGTGTGTGCTCGACCTGCTTCGGCGAACTGGCATTGAATGTACCATCTGGCGCCAACATTGGCCAGTGGTGCGCTACCAACATGGCAGAACAGGCTACCCAGGCCCTGCTGTCGGCCAAGCACTTGGATCGCTCCAGTGCGCTCGACAAGATTGAACTCTCGCCAGAATTGCGGAAGTTCGTCATTGGTGGTCCCGATAACTCGTCGTACTGCTTGAGTAAGGAGATTGAAGATAAAGAAGTGGCAATCATTCTGCTCCGCTCGCAAGTGGAGAGTTTGAATGACATCCGAAGCGTGGACGATGTGGAAGAACATCCACCAGAACACTACTCGGAACTGACGGTATTGAATATCGAAGTACTCGAAGGGATTATCCGGCACAAAATCCCTGTTCCTGTTGGCGTGGCCGGTAGCCGGGATGCCAGCTTGTCGCATGAGATGTTGAACTACATCCGTGAGAAAGGCTGGACAACGATTCGTGAGAAGAGCACCAAGACTTCGACCGAAGAAAAGTACCGCATCGACATGTCGGAATGGAACTGGGACGACCCGGTCCTGGTGATGCCTGCAAAACACTTCAACAATTCGGACCACGTGGATCAAGTGGCACGGATGTTGGAATCGCGTGTGGCAGAAATGCGCAAGCGTGCACGCATTGAATCGGCAGACAAGATGATACTTGAGCTGTTCGATTACGTGAACTGGAAGCTGAACGTGAACTTGTCGTGCTTGGAGGTCATTCTCTACGCGACCACGATCGTTTCGGCGGAACACAACGACTACAGCCTGCCTAAGCCGTGGACTACATCGCAACCGTCGGTGTTGTCCATGACCATGAACGGCCGTAGCTTGTCGGTACTGATGGCCTTCGAGAAACAATACGAAGCGCTGCAGGCGCCTGCCAGCTTCATCAACACCAATCGCTTCGATCACCCGTTCGACGGTATCTATACTCCGACTCAAGTATTTGGAAAACATCCAATTCAAGCATTTGGAAAAGCGTTGATATGACATTAGCCTGTATCACGGTTGCATCACACCACTTCGTGATCAACCGTGTAAGCGCGCGCATGAGGTCTGCCATTAACGAATTCTCAAGGACGCTGGTGCAGTATTCCTTGCAGAAGGTAGGACGTGGCAGGTCCTTTAAAGAAATGCCGTTCAAGGTGTTCTCGGCCTCAACGGGGTCGAGAAACGAGTTTCGTTACCACATCAACCATCTGAAGGAGTTCAAGAAAGTCCTGCATCGGCATTACATTGATGACCACTTGATTGAGTGGAAGACGGTGGAGCCGTATAAGGCAGCCAAGATGGAGCTGTTGATTCAGTCGCACCTGTCGGATCGTGAACACCAGATTCCAGCTGTGGCATATGGCGTCAATCCTGAATCTCCGACTTCGAAGATGATTGTGATGCAAATGGGGAAAGGCAAGACATATACTGCAATGCGGATCGCTTCGATCTTAGCTGAGCGTGTGTGTGTCATGCTTCGCCCCAAATACATCGACCAGTGGCTGCGCGACTTTAAGCAGAACTGTGTGATCGAACCTAAGCGCATCGTTGTCATCAAAGGAGGTGATACGTTAAAGTCGCTGCTCCTGATGGCGGAAGCAGGGGATCTCCCTTACGACGTTGTGATTGTCAGCTCGGATACGTTCCGCGGTTACATCGACAAGTACGAAGAACATGAAGCCCTTCTCGAAGAGGAGGGCTACTGCGTGCCACCGCATAAATTTTTTGAGCATATTAAAGCCGGCTTACGGTTGATTGACGAAGGGCACGAGAACTTCCATTTCAACTTCAAGCTCGATCTGTATACCAACGTCCATGATTCACTGACGTTGTCGGCTACGATGTTCAACGATAACATGTTCGTTAACAACATGATGCAGGTGGCGTACCCTAAGTCAGACCGTTACGACACAGGGGACTTCGATCGCTATGTCACTGCCTACTCGCTGCATTACAGTGTGCGGGTGCCGTCTGAAATTAAGACGTTGCAGAAAGGCATGGGGTCGTATTCGCACCATGAGTTTGAAAGTAGTATCCTGCAGTACAGACGGAAAGTAGACGCCTACTTCCGGATGGTTCATGAGAGCATGAAGTTCACTTACGATTTGAACTACAAGCCCGGTGACAAGTGTTTGGTGTACTTTGCTTCCGTCGAGATGTGTACGATGTTTGCAGATTACGTCCAGGATTTGTACCCGCACTTGAAGGTTTGTCGTTTTGTGGGCGGTGATGACTTCCAGGACTTAATGACGGCTGATATTAGCGTCTCCACCATCGGTTCGGCTGGTACGGGGAAAGACATCCCGGGATTGACTACAGTGATTCTGACTGTGGCAATTAACAGCTCCCCATCGAACCTACAGGGCTTTGGTCGCTTGCGTGACCTGAACCTGAGAGATCCAAGCCTGGATCGTAAAATGTATTTCGTGTACTTTGTCTGCGACGACTTCGAGAAACATATCGAGTATCACCAACGCAAAGTGGAGCTACTCAAGTTCCGCGCACTGACGTACGAGAAGCGTTTCTACGGCACAATGATCTAGTAAAGCGCCGACCTACGGGTCGGCGCTTTATGACGTCATACGGAGCCGCTCCTGCGTTCTAACGATATCATTTGGCCACGTTATCATAAGAAGGGACCAAAAGAAAGGGAACGACCCGATGGCGATCATACACACAACCCCCAAGCAGGCAGGCACCGAGGGGCTACTGAAGCTGCTTGACTCCTTGACGGATGAGATTGTGCTGATACACGGGAAGATTCTCATGGGAAGTTTTTCACATGGGTCGCGTGATGCGCTCAAGCTCAGTCTGTTTGTAACGCAAGATGTATACGAGTACATTGGAGTACGCAATGTATTTATCGAAGACATTGGCGAAACAGTAGTAGTGCGGTATGGCGATAAAGAAGAAACACAAATGGCACTTGAAGTGCTACGCCAAACGAAAGACTGGGCACTGGCTTTCCCAGATGACCACCGTGCTATCTACCAGATCGACAATCTGAATGCTGCCGCGTACGACGTACGCGATTACCTGTTGTTTGGTAAACTACCTGGTACAGAAGTCAGCGAACAATTGCTGAAACTGATCAACACCACAGTACCTGAAAAAGGCTTTGTCGAGTTTAACGTCTTGGCATCCTTAACCGATTACGATTTCTAACGAGACAGCATACTCCTCTCCCCTACCTTAACGGTAGGGGAGAGGTATGCGCTATGTTTCTTTTTTTGTTTCTACGGACAGTAAATACGCACATCCGCATCCAGCTCTTGTAGGTAGCGTTCCATCACGTTCTTGATGTCTTCGTCGGGATTCTCCCCGCCTTCAAACGTCAAGCCCCCGTTACCACATCCCAGAGGAGGCATAGCAACGGATTTGATATCATGCTCCTTACACCAAGCCACGAAGGACTCGAGTCCCTTCTCAACGTATTCCAGCTTCGAAGGATTCCACCATTGCCACTTGGTGTGGAGGCAGTACACAAACTTCCCGGATTCTCGGTCGAAGACATACGGCACCATTTCCTTAGGCTCATGCTTCTTGCAGTGCGCTTTGTAACGATAGAACAGTTTGGGGATCTGCTCCCGAAATATCTTCGCCACTCCCGCACCCATGACGCCAACACTGTTGGTCGTACACACCAACACCTGAGCATCGTCGAATACCAGGCGGTAGTTTCTGATATAACGGATTGCCATGATTACCCTCCTCCCACTTTTCTCCCAGCAGCACGCAATAACTTCTCGGCCTCGTCTAGACTATTGTTATCGCTGCTAATTTTTCGTTTCTTGATCTTCTCCGCAATGTTACGCAGGATTTGCATTTCATGGCGAGGGAGAGAAACGTATTCCAACCACGAGATGCGGAACACGTCACCAATGTCAAGATCGGCAAAATGTTCTGCATGGTCTTCCATCATGGAGCCGCGGAAGGAGTCTTCAGCAGAATGGAAGCGCACCAAGGATGCGGGTTGTGCAGCTAACGAGTTGGCGTCAGAAAAGTGATAGTGGAACAAGTAAGCTTTGCGCAAGACTTGTTCCGCCTGTACCGAAGTAAGCTTGGGTTCGCTTTCTAAGTACGGTGCCAACTGCTCGAGGAGCGCCTCGATCACGTGCTCGGGGTCTTTCTGTAACTCTGCTGCGAACAGCGGGTGAGCGACGTGATCGATGTTCTCTATTGACGCATCCGGATTTGTTGGATTTTTTGGGAGAGGAGGCTGAAAAAAACCGAGATCGGATCGAGCGGGATGATGTTCTCGAAACGAGGCTTGACCTGGCCGCTTTCTTCAGGGTGCACTTGGGGTACACCGATCAGCGCAACCATCGAGTCGTTGATGTACGCCTTCATGGTCTCGTAGAACTTCAGACGAATGCTGTTGTCCGACGACAGGCTGGCGCAGGTCTTGGTCAGCGTTTCGCGATCGACCATCTTCTTGTTCAATTTCGGCAAGTCGAAGGATTCGATCCAGTGCGAGTACTGGCGCATAGACGTTGCCTTAGCGCGATCCAGGATCAAGCTGTTGCGTTGCTTGTGATCCGTTTCCTGGGTGAAGGCTTCGTTCACGGCAGCCACCAGTTCATCAACCCAGAGCTGGCCAGTGATCAGGTATTCGTCGATCGACGGTACGCGCATGGTCATGCCCAGGTCGTCGTTGAACAGCACACTCTTCGGTGTACCACGCACGAAGTGATCGCCATACAACTTGACCTGATCCTTGGTCATGCTGCCGGTGACGCGGCGAGCCATGTGGGCGATCTGCCAGTCGTCCAGACTGTTGCGGTCAGTCCACAGCAGCGCGCCGACATTCAGGTTTTCACGCACCACCGTGGTAGCCAGACCTTTCGGATCGATCAACGAACGCTCGAACTGGAAGCCGCGAGGGTTAACAGCGCACGCCAGGCCCCATGCCAGCATGTGCAGGTCAGGCGCCTTGATCATGGTGCGTACTTCGCTCCAGCTGCTCAGACCTTGCACCGAGGTTTCGTACAGACATTGCATCGCCAGATCAACCACCGCGGCATTGGTATACACAGCGTGATTAGCAAAGGCCAGTCCATTGCTGGCGCGGCCGAAGGTGATCTTGTTGTCGATGATGCGCTGGAAGGTGTCCAGCAGTTGGGTTTCGCCCGGCGACTTCAACGTGATCCAGAAGCCGGAATGCCACAGCGGTACTTGGATCAACGCACCGCGACCCAGCAATGCGTTCACACGCAGCATGCCGCGTTCTCCGGTCAGCAGCGGACCTTCGTCGTCATGGATGCGTGGCGAGGCAATCGCCAGAATCTTATCGCCAGCCATGATGCGTTGACGGTAGTCAGCACCTTCGCGGCGAGCAGCTGGCGCCATGTTGTCTTGGAACGAACCATTGCCCAGACCATCGGTGATCACGCCGACCCATTCTTCACCCTTTTCGTTGTTGCCCAGGTCAGGATTGGGTTGCTGTTCAGCGTAGTTGATCCAGCGCGCTGCGGTGTCAGGTGGCATTGCCAGCGTTGTCGCCAGGTCATCCCACTTGTCTTCCGCGACCGGCGTCGAGTACGGGATCTCGAGCGTGGCGTTGTTGTTGGGTGCCGGAGCAGGCCAGTTGAACTCGTCAGCAGTGTCGGATGTGAATGCTTGCGGTTCGCCGACTGGCGGCAGGTCCACTTCCAGCATGTCCGCTTCTTCGTCGACAGGCGCCGACAGTTCTGCTACCTGGGTGCTTTGGAGCAATTCTTCAGGCGGAACGTAAGGTTGTGCTGGATGGAATTCTTGCGGCAGACCGCCAGCGACATCATCCACTTGTGGAATGCCGCCAGGTTGCGCTTGTTCTTGATCGCTCATGTCGTCCTCGGTTAGCCGTGGTTGGCCACTTGTTCAACTTCTGCCACCGGCGCCGCCGTTTGGCTTTCAGCTGTTTCTTTGTTGCGCAGTGCGGCGCGCAGGTGTTCGTCCAGCTCGGTCAGGATCGGCACGATGGTTTGCTGGTGCACGTTGAACAGCATGCTGTAGTTCTCGAACATCATCAGGATGTCCATGTTCTCATCTTCGTTGATGAGGTCAGGCATCGTGGTCTTGCCGGCGTGACGGGTGTGCAACGCCTCGGTGCGTTCATGCAGATCCTTGACGTCGGCGGACAGGCCGCGTACCAGGTTCAGGGTCTTGACGATGTCGACCAGGTACTTGGAAACTTCGGGATCGCTGATCAGTTTGGCCATCTGGTAGTACGGACCGAACAGCCGGCGCTGGGTAGCGTACATGTCTTCCAAGTCCAGATAAGGACTGCGGACATTTTGGTCAGCGAGCGCTGCCGCTGCCAGATCGCGTTTAATCCGGCCATCGCTTTTACGGGTCATTTCTTAACTCCAGTTAATCTTTATTTGTTCAATTGAAAGATGTCAAACATCTCTAAAAGCCTTGTACTACGGCAACGGTCAGACGATGCCTCTGTATAGATATTTTTTTATCTATTAGAAATTCTAACGAGCACAGCGTAGTTACAAAGAATGAGATGAACCGAACCCAATCATTTGACCACGCCTAAGGCATAAATAACAGGCATGCATTTCCTATTTGACACTTTTTAGGTGACCCTCACCATGTTAGACATTCTGCGTGAATTCCTCGATGCCAATACCACGGCAGAAGAGAAGAACCACATCGCCCTTGCTGATCGTGTATTGGTACGGGCTGAGATGGACAACTACGAACAGGTGATTGAAGAAATCATCATGACTGCAGAAGAGCAAGATAGCGGCCTGCCGCTGGCTAATATCTTGGCAGTTTACCGTCAGCAATTGTTCCAGCTGTTGACCTTGCACAGCATCACCGTTGTGCCAGAGTTGGGATTGAATGAACTGGCTAACATTGTTACCGGTTTGTTGGACATCGACAACTACGAAAACCCACAGTCGCTGTTTGAACTGGCTGACGAAGAAGCTCCTACCTTGGAGAAGTTCTGTGTGATGATGTCCCAGGTGACACGTTACACTGCTGACGAGTTGCTGGTGATGATTGAAGATGTGGCAGACGGTTTCTTGCTGCGTCTGAAAGAAATCAATCAGACCGAACAGCATGAAGACGAGAACATGTTGACCGATCGCCGTGAACGCATGCATGCGTATCGCAAGTTCGAAACTTTCATGTTGTCTATCTCGCTGACAATTACCCAGATGCCAGCGATCCTGCGTTCGGGAGTTAATCCATCGTTACCGTTCTTGATGTATGCCATGCTGATCGACACCAACGAAGCATTGCAAGGCATGAAACCAAAGCAAGCAGCAGCTGAGTTGTTTGCAGCAGCGTTGGTGTCAAGCGATGGCTACGGTAATCCAAACGAAACGGTGAAAGCCAACCTCGAACAATTCATTGCTGAGCCAAAAGCAATCTCGGCAATTATGGTGGAAGTGCGCCAGTTGATGATGGGATATCAAGCATGAACCGCTTAGACTACTTTATCGCCGCCATGAAGGCGGAGTTGTACCGTAATAAGTCCTGGGTGATCTCGGCCTTCGCCACCATCCAGGAAGCGCCTGAACAGTACAAACAAGATCCTTACCCGTATCGCTTGGTGCAGTCGCCTACTGGCGTGTTCTACGTCAACCCGGATGATATCAGCGAACTGCTGCCGCTCGACATGAGCGACCGTGTTTTGCCAGCAGGCGAGATTCAACCACCCTTCATGAAGGCTGAGAAGGTGGCACTCAAGGCCGGCCAAGTACCCAACCTGAGTGTGGATGCAGTTGTTAGCTATGGCAATATCTTGGCAAACTACATTCTGCTGATCTGGCCATTCGGTGCGAAGATTCCTTTCGTCCAAGGTCGGATGATGCCCGATCGCTTGGAAGAGATGATTCTGCCATTGTTCGTGGATGAGCCGGTGTATGTAGACGCCAACGCGACAGTTGCTCCGAAAAAACCCAACGCGATCTTCGTGCCGGAGTATTTGAAGTTTACCAATGCCATGACCTACATCTCTGGCTTTGCTAGTCTGTGGGTTAGTGCTGGTACGGAGAAATCCCTGCTGCCTCCTCCCGGCTTGAAAGAGCTGAAAGAGAAACTGTTTGCACAGTACAAGGATAGCCTGAAAGATCCAGCAACGCTGGCTGTGATCGCCAAAGAACTGCGCGACCTGGATCAACAGTGGCTGGCTGGCGATGATACGCTGAACTTCCTGATCAAGTCAAAGAGCTTCGAAGTGGTCCGTGCTAAGAAGTTCCTGATGGTCGGCGCTGAAGCTGGTCTGGGTGACGGCCAAGAAGTGGAACTCATCCCGCGTTCGTTGCACGAAGGTTGGGACATCGACAGCTTGCCGGCCATGGTCAACAACTTGCGTGCTGGTTCGTTTAACCGTGGCGCTGAAACCATGCGCGGTGGTGAAGCGGTGAAGTGGTTGCTGCGCGCCTCCTCGAACGTAAACATCAAGCCTGTGGACTGCGGTTCTCGTCTCGGCGTGAAAGTGTTGCTGACCAAAGAGAACCGTAAGCGTTACCTGAACTTCACTATCGTCTCAGATGAACCAGGCTTGGAGAAAGTTCGACTGACCGAAGAAGTCATTGACAACTACATCGGTAAACGGATTCGTGTTCGTTCGCCAATGTACTGCAAGCTGCCGTTCACGGATTACTGCAGTGTCTGCGTTGGTCCGCGTCTGGAAGCCAATCCAACGGGTGCTTCATCGGCAATCGCTAACTACGGCTCCACCATGCTGCTGATGTGCATGAAAGCCGTTCACGGTAAAGCGCTGCTGTTGGCCAAGTACGATTACAAGGCCCGCATCTTGTAAAATAACATTTTGCGGCTAATCTTCTGAGCGTCGCTCACGCGATCTTCTGATTAACTTCTACTGGAAATCCCATGAGTAAGAACCGTAACAACCAATCCACCCAACCTCGAAAGGATACTGCCGTGGCAGATCAAGAACAACAATCGGGTTCGTCCGATCAAGACATCAGCGTGACGCTGACTCCCCCTGCTGTGGACAGCGGCAGCCAAGAAGTTCTGGAAAGCGTTACTCGCGAAGGCGACGCTATCACTGCAAACTTCGTTGCGAACGAAGCTGCTCCTGCCAGCGAACTGGTTGAGCACAAGGCTACCGAACAGCCAGCGGCTGAACCGGAACCTGCCCCAGTGGCAGCCGTCTCGTCCAACGATGTGAAACAGCTGCCGGTCTTCCCGGCATCGGCTTACGAGCTGCCGCTGGGCGCCTCCGGCCCTGCCAAGATGACCATCCTGGAACTGAAGGACTACATCGAAAAGATGTCGAGCAAAGTCCGCATGGACCACGACACCGGCGGCCAGATCCAAGGTATGCTGTACCACATCCTGATCCAGGCCATCAACACCAAGGCTGAAGAATTCGACATGGTCTTCGGCATGGTGATGAAGCTGATCCGTGACAACATGGGTCCGAAGGGCGTGTTCGCTGACGAGAACATCCACCGCTTCACCCCGCACGTCACGCTGCCATCGGCATCGGCACAGCACCTGCGTTACCTGGTGAACGTGCTGACGGCCCTGGCCGATCCGACCGCCCTGGTACGCGCCGCGGCCAAACGTCAGATCAACATCGAGCAAGCCCTGTCCGGCAAGCAGATCAAAGAAGAAGCCCGTCAGCGTGTGCTGGCTTACTTCAACTACTAATCCCGTTACGACGGCATAAGTGATACAACCCCTACCAGCTGCGAGGCCGGTAGGGGTTGTATGCCGCTATTAGGCGGCAGCTTGCTGAGCGTCGTAATCGTCATCCAGCGGATTGGGTTCAGAAACTTCGTCACCTAACATGGGTTCAGGAGGCATGAATGGTTTTGTTTCGTCTGGTTTATAAGGCGGTGTATCGAATACCTTACCAACCGTCGGAGGAGCCAAGCCTTTCTTCTTCAGGTAACTCATGTACATGTCGTCCAAGGACGGAGCCTTGTACAAGTCGCAGCAGATCTCTACTGCATTAACATGACCACCTGCCAGATTAAATCCAATCCGACGACGGATGTGATCTGGGATACCTTCGATCTCGATCAGTTCACGATGCGTCGTGTACTTCGAGATGTTCATGCAGATACCTTCGTTCGGGTAAGTACCAGCAATGTCCAAGTCACCAACGCCGACTCGGATGTTTGTTGGCATGCCGTTGATCTCTTCCAAGCACTGCAAACCATTGTCCATGACCTGGTGTGCCGGTAGCATGGTGATCCAGCCCTTGCCGTTCACTGTCTTATCGTCGTTCTCATCTCGCATCTGGTCAGAGGTCGACCCTAAGACACGGTTGTGTTGCAAGAGATGGAAGAACAACTTGTTGCACAGCTTCTTCGGTTGCGATGGGAAGATGGAGTAATCCGAAGCATTGGAGTACAGCGGGAAGTTCAGATTCAAGTCCGAAGTTTCTTCGTCCAAGATTTCCATACCGATGCAGTCGAACACGTTATAGATCACGTATTCAAACTTGTAGAACTCCTGCATGAATTTGTGCCACTCACCTTCACGGAAGCCATCAGCTTCTTTGAAGTTCAGCTTGTTACGCTTGATGTACTTTTCCATGATCTCATCAAGACCGTAGTACGGTTCTTCCTGCTGACCCGTACGGATCTGACGGAAGGCGCACATAGCGTCGATGAAGGAGAACGAAGCTGGGGTAGTAACAACGTGCCACTGCTGCGATGGCGAGAGCGGCTGTACATCGCCATTGGCTTTGACCTTCTGAGCAGGACCGATCTTGAAGTCGAAGTGGTGGTAGCCAGCCCTGACAACCGATGGATCAGAGAACACCGTGGCAGGGTCGATGTTATCGGCGCGCAGCGCTTCCAACATCTTTACCATGTCGAACTTGATGTTCCAGATCGCCAAGAAGTCTGGACCCCACTCGTGGGCTTTCTTCATGACCTCAACCACTACCTGACCAGCGGTATCAACGAACATGACCTCCCACTTCAGGCCACGCGCTTTGATGTCTTCACCGAGATGCTGCTCAAAGGTTTGACGCAGACGTTCTTCAACGTATTCGTGACCCTTGAAGAAGTCTTTCTTGATCACCGTAAAGACCTTGTCCTTCATGGTCATGGTCTGCATGATGATCTCTTGCTCTTTGCTGAACATGTTGGTTTCCGTATCGGTCGCCGCCATGCTAGAGTTGGAGCGCAGATGTGGGAACATGTCCATGTACATCCGCTTGAGCAAGGTCGTTGAGCTGATGTCGGTACCGTACAGATAAGGACTGCGGGCTAACTTGCGTAAGCTGTCGTTTTTACCTGGGAAAGGCAGACCGAAACGCTTACGACTTTTCTCGGTCATGGAAACCAGCGTGTCACGGACTCGGTCACGCAGCTTCGATTGTGTGCAAACAACTTCGAGCAAGTCCTCCATGTCGGCAAACTCACGCTTCTCTTTGTGCTGCTGCCGACCTTCTTTTGTAATCCAGAACTTGCGCTCGTAGTCCCACTTCGGAACCGTGTTTGGAATGAAGTGCGTTTTCTCCCCAATCTTCACATGAGTAACACGTTTGATGAGGTGTAAGTCACGCATACCTGGTTCTGGTGGCTGGCAATACGTGACGTGACGACATTCATGACCTAAAATATCGTTGGCAGTAAACTCTACTTCATGACCGTGAATATCTTTTGCTCTTGTAACGACTGCTGGTTTAGTAGACATATTGCGGCTCGATCAGAGGGTATTCGGTAAATATCAGTATGACTTCACTGATAACGGGTGTTTCTTTTTGCGTTGCATGTTTGGGACCAAATGATAGCCCTACTCGTTATTTTTACTTTCTGAATCAGGTCAACAAGGATACCAACCATGCAACGCATGCCCCTGCTCTCTACCGAGGCAATCAATTACCAGAGCACCCAGACCTTCAAAGAACTGGAGCTGGCTTTCCGCGACATCATGTTCCAAGCCGGCCGGGAGTTCGACAGCCAGAAACGTCGTAACGAAGAGCTGCTGGAAGCTATTGTTAAGAACGCCTTCAACATCAACTGTTCAGTTGAGATTGGCGAACTGCCGCCATGCATGATGATCTTCGACGAGTACCACAACAGCGTCCTGGTCCGTAACAACTACCGCGAGTGGTATTCCGCCCAGCTGAACTTCACCAAGCGCTTCATCGGAGGTTCAGGCGGTCGCACGTCGATGATCGACATCAACACCGCCAAGACGTCTGGTTTGTTCTCTGAACTGCCATTTACGATCTACCTGCCGATCGACCAACTGAAGAAAGGTTGGTTCTCGACGGAAGATGGTTCTGGCTTAGCGGACAAGCATCGCTTCAGCTCCGAAGAAATGGCAGCAGTGTTCTTGCACGAAGTTGGCCACTTCTTTACCTACTGCGAAACCTTCTGCCGTACGGTAACGACCAACATGGCGCTGGCCGCCATGACTAAAGCCCTGGATGGCGCTTACTCGGTTGATCAGCGTCACCTGATCATTGCCAAGTGCGTTGACGACCTGAAGCTGAAGGACGTGGATGTCGCGGCAATTGCTGCTACCGACAAGAAGTCGATCATCGAAACCGCTATCGTGTTCGAGACGGCTGAAAAATCCCGCAGCGAGCTGGGCATCAGCATCTACGATTCCACGGCATCGGAATTCCTGGCTGATCAATTCGCCACCCGTCACGGCGCCGGCCGTCACCTGATGACTGCGTTGAACAAGTTGACGGCAATCTACGGCGACGACTATGCTCACATGTCGCAACCGTGGTTCATCTTCTGCCAGATCGTTTCGATCGCGTTGATGTTCATTCCACCGATTAGCTTGCTGGCAATTCCGATTAACGTTATCGGCATCCTGCTGGGCGGTTTCGGCGACGACGGCGACAACACCTACGATACCCCGGAAGTTCGTTTCCGCCGCATTAAACAGGACACGATCAATCGCCTGAAGAACCGCAACATCTCGGCTGACGAGAAGAAACGGATCGTCACCGATGTCGAAGCCATGGAAAAAGCCATGGAAGGAATCAAGGATAAACGTGAATGGCGTGAATACATCGCCACCACGCTGATCCCGGTCTACCGTCGCAACCGCAAGACCAAGATGCTGCAACAACAACTCGAGCAACTGGGCAACAACCCGCTGTTCGTTCGCTCGGCTGAGCTGGCCGTATTACTGTAATTACCCGACAAGGAAAACAACCCATGGACCCGAAGTACTTTGGACTGAATGAAACGATTGGCCGCACTGTCAAGGCGCCGGCTGATCAAGGACGCATCGTTGCGATCGCAGTGGCGCTGGCCGCCTCGGCACAAGCTCACCTGCCTTCGGCACAGCTGGAGAACATCCCAGCATTTTTCGCCCAGCAAGTGCTGCCAGTGGTATCGGAGAAGATCTCCGAAGTCAACGAGAGCGTGGTGTTCGGTGCCAAGTCCGCACTGGAATACACCCAGGTGTTCTGGAAGATGCGTTATTTCGCAGCATGGCCGGCGGCCTATACCCAAGACAGCGAGTACCGTCTGAAGTACCTGCTGAGCCAACCAGCCGCCAAGAACATGGACATCACCATGCTGTACTCCGGTGGCGCATCCCAGATCTCGGACGAACTGAGCCAGTTCATGAACAAGTACAAAGTCGAGATCATGTTGATCGCATCCGACGTGGCCATGCTGCTATCGCCGCCTGCTGTTCCAATGGGAGCACAGTAAATGGCTGACATCGACGCCACCGCTACCTTGGCTGCCGCGATGAACCAGTCGGTCATCAATGGCGCGCCGACCGACCAAAGCCTTAACGCTGGCGCTCTGCTGCCGAGCGAACCCATTCCGGACGTCCTGACCAACGAAGTGGCGACGGACACATCGGTCATCATGGAAATGATCCCGAAGCTCAATCCGGAAGAAGCGGCGGTCGCTGAATCGCTGTACGTGGAATTGTCGTATTTGCGTGACGATCTGATTACGCAACGCGGCATGAACCAGAAGTTGGCCACGGAAGCGATCAGTGTGTTGCCGAACTTCGGTAAGCACAAGCCGGTGAACTGGTACAGCAAGCACCCGTCATTCACCGGCTACCAGGCTTCGCTGGAAGAGATCGACAAAGCCATGGCCGGCGATCTGGCAACGCAAATCCAAGCGCAGATCATTCGTCTGGAACAAGTCTCTGCTAACCCAGGTCAGGACTTCCTGATCAATACGCTGGACTTCAAGCGTCGTGCCAACAAGGTGTCGATGCTGTATTACAGCCTGCGGGACTTCCAGCGTTTGGCAACCGATGCTGGTTTCAGCTGGGACGATCCTCTGTTCCAAGCTGTGCCTGCTGATCAGACCCAGACGCCAATCGTGGCCGATATCCTGAAGATCTCGCGCCGTGTGCCGTATTCGTTCGCTACCATGGACGCCTACTACACTGCGCACCTGGAAGCACCAGCGGCTATCGAAACCATGACCACGCATCTGACGCAATGGAAAGACGCATTTGATCAACATTTGGCAGCCCTCAAGGTTTCCGACTCGGGTCGTGTTTCCCTGACACTGCCTACGACACCAACTGTTGCATTCGGCGCCGGCGCCAAGGTAACGTCGGTGGTGAATGTGGCGGACGTCTTCCGTTCAGCAGAAGACAAGATGGTCGATCCGGAAGCTACTGCTATGTCAACGCTGCGCTGGATACACCAGATCAGCAACGCTGCGCAGGAATCCAAAGTCGAAGTCATCGTCGATCGCCTGAAGTCGTACAACGAAGCGGCCAAGGCTTTGCTCGGCACGTTGCAAGAAGCGGCCAGCTTCATTGCGTCTTACGACAGCCAGTCGGAAAAGCTGACGTTCGTAAACGACACCCTGTACAAACTGACGACGGAGTTCGCTAAGAGCAACCTCGGCATGTGCAGCGGTGTCGGCGAGATCGCTAAGTGGTGCGGTAATGCTGGCTTGGCAACCAGCTTCGCTGCAACACTGGTAACAGCAGTGACGGACGTGGCATGGAAAGCGATCCTGCAATGTAAGGACACGCTGCAAATGCCAGAAGAAAACTTCAACGAGATGAAAGCCACGCTGGACGGCATCGTCGAGATGAAAGACGCTAGCTTCGCCTAGAGGTCATAGCTCCCATCACCCTACGGGGTGATGGGAGTGTATGCCGTATTAAGTAGCGCTTTTGCCTTTGTGAATGACGAAAGCCACGGTAACATCTTCTTCAGCTGCCAACTTACCGTCGGCCAAAGCCACCAGACGTTTACGGATGGACAGACGGTCGGTGTCATCTGCCATGGTCAGCACGGGATAGTTGAACTCACCACCCAGACCTGACAACTGCACGTCGATAACATCGCTGCCGTATTTCTTGCGCAGCGCTTCGAGCATCTGCGATGTCGACACGGTCTTCTGTTGCAGCATCGTCGACAGCACTTGGATGGTTGCCACTTCCAGACGATCACGCAGGTTGAGGTTCTCATGCACTTGCTTGGACACCGCCAACGTTACGTTGAACGACTGACCAGCAGAGATAGCCTTACGAACATCATCCCACAGATAAACGTTGACCGTACCCGAGGTAGTCTTCGGATAGAAGTAGATCCGCGTCTTGTCCAGCAGTCCCGTTTTGAAGGACTCCAGATCGTTCACCAACCATGACACCAGTGCCCGGGTCAATGTCGTGCGGTAGTTGGCCGTCGTTTCATCGGTGGCGAACCAGTACACACCCTCGAGCAACATCAAGTCGATCTGACGTTTCAGACCCCGTGGGTTGGCTGGGATCAGCTGACCTGACGAATCGCGTTTCAGATCACCTTTACGGTGTTCGTACGTGATGGCTTCCTCAGGACCGAGAATCGGATCACCTTTCAGATGCAACTTGTTATAGACCAGCTGCCCTTCCACCACACTCAACCGCAAACCGTCAGCGCCGTACTCAAACACGTCTTCTTTGTAGAAGGCTTGCAGATCCTCCTCCCACACCTGGTACGTGATGGAAGAAGCGACAGTGCGAGCACGAGTCCAGAGCATGTCCAGTGGTTCGCCGAACTTGATCCGGATCTGTTCGTGGTTGATACCGGCGATCTGGTTCGGCAACAGATGACGACCCAACACCTCATCCACTTCATTTGGCGTCCAACGGGACGTCAATACCACGGAGGTGGAGTAGATCACATCGAACGAGTTGAGCAACGCGGTCTTGGTGATCCGAGGTTCCGTGTTGTACATGGTGAACTTGGTCATCTCCATGTTGTCGCTGGAGTCCACATTGAACGTGGTGGACAGATCGAAGTTAAAGATCCGTTCACCTTTCGACGTCTTGCCAACCATCACACCGTTAACGTAGGCACGATCCCGCTCACCGTGCGGGATGAAAGCCATCTGTGCAAACACTTGGCTGTCCGGCAATGACTTATAGACATCGTCAGAACGCGTTTGTACTTGCATGATGAAACCTGTCGTCGTGCGCACCAGACCGTACAACGACGTTCCCACCAACATCAGTGTTGTGTCATTTTGTTTGACGAACACCTTGGAGGTGGCCATCGGATTGTCCAAGTAGTACGGACGAATCTCAAACGACGCATTCGATGAATCGAGCACGTAGTGGAATGGCGTGTAAAGGAAGTTACCGTTGGTCACTGCCAACGCGCGTTTGTCAGCCGGCATCGACAAGATGTTCTCTACATCGGATTGCGGTACCGGCTGTGCAATGCCGTCCACGATCTGGTAAAGCGTGTCTGGTGTGATGGTAATGCTGTCGCCGTTATCAATCACCGTAGGCAAGCCAGCGAGAGACTCTGTAGCGACCGTCAGGGTCTCAATAGAGGCTGCGGCTGCCGTGAGTAGCTTGTTGCCTGTTGAGGCCGCTGTGGTGGCTGTAACAAGCTCAGGCGATGGCATCTCACGGGTCGCTAAGTAGATACGGTCCGTGATGTTGTCTTTACCTTTAACGATGTCGTAACCAGCGTTCCTCAACTGTGCTTCCAACTGGGCTTCGGTAACAGGTTGGTGGATAGGACCCGTCGCGTTGTTGATGACGTTCTTGCGCAACTCTTCGAACCCCATCTCATTGCGACCGCCGATGACGATCTCGTTGGAGAAAGCATTCACGTTCATGTTCGGCAATGGCGCCGAGAAGACATTACTCTGCTCGGAGCTGTCGAACGCTTTCCACGTAATGGAGAACGCATTCGATGGGTACTCAGCCAGCGGCAGATTGATGGCGCCTTTGGTCTCGTACATGTCCACCCGGATATTCGAATACAGCAGCCCAGTGCGAACATACACTTGCGGAATCTTCACCTGCAAGACCCCGTCAGCAACGTGAAGGACTGCTGTTGGTTTCGTGGCATCGTAAATACTGGCGGCATGGGTGGTAGCCAGCTCATCCCATTTACCGGTCGCCGAGTTCTTGTGGTACACCCGAGCAAAGTAAATCTGATCGGTGATCGGCATTGCGATCGATACGTCTTTCGCTTTGCTGATGGACTCCACCATCTGAGTGATGTTGAATTGGGTGGCCAGCACATCGAACTTGACGTACTCACCTTCAGCGCCATCCTGGATCTCGTAAGGGATCGAGTTGCTTTCCAACGTTTGCAGTGGCGATACCTGCTCGTTGTTATACACGATTGACAACGCGCCATTGGCCAACTGACGCACGTCGATAGGGTATTGTAAACTGAAGACGGTGCCACCCACAGTGAAGTAGGTGTTACGAGGAATAACCAGCTTGGTATAGCCGGTTGCATTATCGTAGACCATGGCGTTCACCAGCTCGGGCTTGAAGAAGCGGAAGCTGAAGTTCGCTTGTGCCGGAACAGCAAAGCGATTGATATAAGCTTGGTCCGACATATGCAGGTACAGATCTTCTTGTGTCTGTGCCAGGCACGGATAACGACGACGGCACTCGGCTTCGTGCGACTGCATGAATGCTGCCGTTTCTACTGCGCCACATTGCAGCGCTTGAATAAACGGATTGGTTGCATCGAAGTAAAGCTGTTGACCATTGTTGATCTCCGCCAGCCCACGCAACGCCACCCGCTGGATACTAGCCGGGTTGAAGCGATAGCGTGTGACGTTGTCGATCATTTCTTGAATTGCGAGAGCCATGGAAGTTATCCTCGGGTTTCTTTGTAGATTTTAGCAAGACCAGCCAGCTGCCTGTATTCAGTGTTCCGCACCCACCACTCGAGTTCATAAGTCTCGAGATTGATGCGAGGGTAACCACGGTAATTGAAGATCGGCAGCTCGTCCATTGGAATTTTGGTATACATCGTTTGTCGCGTGCCATCTGCCAAACTGGGATTGAACCACTGTTCAGAACACTGGTTAAATTCCCACATCAACATATCGTCGTCGTACATGGCGCCCATGTTAACGAAGTGCACACTCACCTGTTGCAGCCCTGTATTAATCAGGCCTTCGCCTTGATCCGCTTCATGGTTGAACAGTGCTCCGATCGGATTGGAGACAGGGAACCCGGCGCCAGTGGCGCCAATGTTGAGTACATGTTTTTTCTTGTCGTCCAGGATCAGACGGTAGATGCGTGTGTCGTAGTCGACTTCGTTTTCCAGGATGGCTTCTGGGTATGGATTCATTTCGCCGAAGTACACAGCACGAGCGTATGCCAACCAGTACCGGAACAGCGGTGTGATTGGATTGCCGGACACGTTGCGGAAGTTCGCAGTCAAGTCAACCGTGCGCAAGATCTCTTCGGTACCGTCTACCAGATTGAACTGCTCCTTACGGATACCCTCTTGTGAGGTGGAGTAAGGCAGCGCTTCGTCTGGCCAGCCTGGCAAGTTAATGAGCAAGTTGGACAGCAACGGAATGAACGGCATGCATTCATCAACGTAGGGACTTTTGATCGATCCATTCTTATTGGACACTGGGTCCAACCAGCAACGAATGATCCGCTGGATCGAGTCTTCACGTGTCGAAAGCAGCGGCGCAAACTTGCGCAAAACACGCAGATTTTCATCCGTCATGTTCATCCGCGGACGGGTGAAAAACGTCATCCCGTACTGATCCTTATTAATTGGTATGAGACTCGGCGCTTGTCTGTGGTTAAATCCACGAAAGTTATCACCGATGGCCGTTGTGGTTTGCCCACTGGGCGATACACGAAAAACCTGGTCTACATCGTCTGATTTGACCTTTATGTTGGCAAACGGACCGCCATTGGAAGTTGAAGTATATTCGGCCATTTAGAAAAACCCCTGTACTGAAAAGGAAAATGTAATATGTATAGCGATCTCGTGAATACCGGACTGAGCGTCCTCAACCGAGCAGGCGATCTCATGCGTCGTGGTGGTACGTCGGATTCGCTGGTGGACTTCACCAGTGTAGGTCGTGTCGAGCCGCTGGTGCTGATCGAAAAGGCTGCTATGCACCTCGACTGCATCGGTGAAGTACAGCAATCCCTTCTGTCGATCTTCGCTGGTTACTACCTGCAAGCAGCGTCGCTGTCCAACGTCATGGGCAACATCCGTGTGATCGACCGCCTCGACACCCTGAACCCGAACCGTAATCCGGTTAACGCCGGTCTGTCGACCTGGATGATTGCCACCGAAGCCTACGAAGACGGTCTGCCGTTCCCGACCAACAACAAGCTGCGCCTGTCGATCGAATCCGGTCTGGGTAGCTTGGGCGGCGCAGCACAGAAAACACCAGGCATGAGCACCGGCGAAGGTGGTGTCGGCAGTGGCGGTAAGAGCCGTGGCAATACCGCTGGCGCCATGGGTGGCATGGGCACTGCCGATGCAGCTGAAGGCAACAACCTGTCCGTCAGCGAAAACGGCACTGACATGCGCGACGGCAAGATCGAAGCCATTTCGAAAGCAGACATCGGCCGCACCATGACCGAACTGGCGAACCTGTCAGTTGGTAAGTCGTACGAGATCCAGATCTCCGACGGCAAGCGTTCGTTGCCAGTCCAGGTGAACATCCGCCTGATTGCTTCGGTCCTGCCAGGTCCGGATCTGATTCATATTTTAGCCACGGGCAGCGAAGACAACTCGTTCAAAGAGCGCTGGCACGGCTGGAAGTCCGGTCGCCTGTCGTTCTGGAAAGACCTGGTCTTGTGCAACGATCTGGTGGACAAACACCGCTCCGATCTGCTGAAGGATCCGTCCGGCACACTGGGTAACATCGGCCGCACCAACCTGAACAACAAACTGTCGACCCTGGTATCCGGTTCGCCAACCATCGCGTCGTCCACCAACATGGTGGTCATCACCAAGGACACCGCCGAACAGCTCGAGCTGCAACTGGAAGGCAAGCTGGCGAAGTTCGACATCCGTCAGCGCATGTTCAAACAGACCTCGCTGATGATGATGGCGGTCGTGGACGAAGTCGACTACAACAACGTTACCTTCTACCACCGCAACATCGCGATGCCAACCACCGTCCGCATCAAGGACCTGAAGGCGTCGAACAAAGGTAGCGGTCCTGACATCGGTGACATCCTGAAAGCCCTGATGGGCGGTCATGCACCATCCCTCTAACTAAAACCGGCACATAACAACATGAAAGCACTTAACTTCCTGCGGTCCCTCCTGCCGAACTTTGCCAAGCAAACGGTGCTGGAAGACATCCGCACAACTCGCCTGGTGCTGACTGCCATCACGGTGCCGAGCTATGAAAGCTCGATGCGTCTGTTCGGCAGCCGCAAGCTGGCTAACCCTGGTCTGTTGAAAGACTGGGAAGTCTATCGCCGCAATGTGAAAGGTGCCAACGGCGCCAACACCATCGCCGCAATCGAGAAAACGTTGAAGCCAATGCTGGCGACGCTGGACCTGATCGAGAAGCTGGTCGAGAAAGACTACAGCGACGACATCGAAGGCGCCGGCATCACCTACTACAAGGCGGCCGTTCTGCAGATGCTGGAGTCGGTTTCGTTCGCATCCGACTTCGCCCTGCGCTACCTGAACTACGTCACCGTGGTGGAGTCCGCCGAGATTCGCCTGGACGATGACGAAGAAGAAGCAGACGATGCAGCAACCATCCTGACCCCAGCCGAGGTGCGCTACGTGAGCGACCGCTTCCTGGACTTCTGTGCAGTGATGGACACCTTGTCCAAACCATCGGACAAGCTGCGTACTGACTTCGAAGCCATCCCCGACGTGGTCATCACTGCCAGCGGCGACCAAGTGGTCTCCAACAGCATCGGCCTGTCCAAGCTCGATCCGTTCCGCCACGGCGTGGTGCCGCTGTTCATGAACCCGATCTACCATGTCCGCATGGCAGTGGCTGAATGGCAGCACCTGCGCTACGAAAAGGCCAAGGCCGAGAAGGAAGCGCTGGAACTGCGCCGCCTGCGCATGGAACGTCTGCTCCAGGGTAAGAAAGATCCGTCGATCGAGAAGCAACTGGAACACAACCAGAAACGCATCGAAGACCTGAGCGCGCTGCTGCGTAAGACCGAGGAGCAATATGCCTGATACCGCACCTTCTTACAAGGGCTACCGGATCTATCCGCGTGGCTTCTTGGGCGCAAGCCTGGGTGAGCAGATCAAGCCTACCGAACGCGCCGGCGCAGCAGCGCTGAAGACCCATAACTACCACCCGGACTGGTTCAAAGGCTTGACCAATCCGAAGGAAGTGAACCGCAACATCGAAAGCATGTGGCGTCACATGAACGACCATCATCATTCGATCGATGACATGGAGTTCCGTGAGAAGGTGTTGCGCATTGCGCTCAACGCTTTCGGCACTTCGGACTTCCTGGAATGGGTCATGATCCAGCAGAATGGTCCTTCCACGGGTGATATGCATATGGAGTTCTTGCGCAACACGCTCGAGTTCATCCAAACCGGCAAACGTGCAGTTGGTTTGCATGCCTGGACGACCATGTTGTCCACCATGGATATCACCCACAACCAAACCAAAGACGACGGTTCCTTTACCTGGTTCTTTGTGGATGACAACAAGTCAGCCCGCAATGTGGCGCTGATCGACGTTATCCAACGCTGGTGTTCCCATCCTAACGGTTTCGCTGACATGATCCAAACGTTGCACGTTTTGTTCGGCGAAGTCGAAGGCTAGTTCCCCTTGGCTGGCTTGCCCCTTCCTAGTAGATAGTATAGTGGCAAGCCAGCCATCGTTTCATATTCCGCGCGGAATGAAGTAGTTATTTATTTCTTTTTCCTCAAATCCATTGCAATGGGAGTATTACCAACATGCGTAACCACCGTATCTACGCCAATCTGGCACGTGAAGAAATCGAAGCAGTAGCAGTACCACCGGGCGAAGAAGCGCCGGCAGCGCCGATCGAAGCCGGTGCCGATAGCCTGGAAGCCGATCTGGTCGAAGTGAACAACGACATCGTCGAAATCGACAACACCGAAGGCGCCGTCGACGCCGCTGCTGAAGTTGCTGGTGAAATGGAAGCCGCCACCGAATCGCTGCGCATCATCGCCTCCAACGGCGGCCTGGACCGCAACGGCGCCATCCTGCTGAACCAAATGCACGCATCCTGGAACCGTCGCCTGGGTCTGCCCGAAAACCACAAGACCCTGTCGGTCGAATCGTTCGGCGGCACCGCCGGCCGTGCTGGCACCACCCAGCTGTCCGCTGAAGGCCTGGCCGAGAAAGCCGGCGAGCTGTGGGGCGCGATCCTGGAAATGTTCCGCAATGCGGCCAAAGCCATCGTTGCCATCTGGAACCGCATTTTCGACACCGCTACCAAGATGAAGGCCCGTGCTGACAAGGTCGTCTCCGCCGCCGGCGCGACCAAAGGTGAAGCCACCTCGAAGACCTTCGAAAGCCAGAAGCTGGCTGAAAACCTGCACATCAACGGTACCGTCAACGTCGGCGCCGCCGCACAAGCCATCGTGCAAGAAGCATCTGTCCTGTCGGCCATGGCTAACCACGCTGCCAGCTTCGCCACCGGCGCTGCCAAGTCGATCGAACAAGGCGGCGCTGACGCCCTGTCCTTCCTGACCGCTGAAGCGCGTAAGATGACCGGCCAAGGCTTCACCAAAGTCGGCGACCCAGCATCGGTCGGCGCCTCGGCACCTGGCGAAGGTCTGGAACTGTGGAAAGGCGAAGCGCTGCCAGGTAACAAGGCTGTGATCGCAACCATCCCATCCGACGGCACCAGTGCTGCAGCAATCGGCAAGGCCGGCTACAAGCTGGGCGTGTTCGATGCGTCGAAGAAAGTAGCGGACAAGACCCAACTGCCAACCCTGTCGGCTGTCGACGTCGGCACCGCTGCCAAGAAGATCTCCGAAGCCGCCGACCTGGTGCTGGGCTACAAGAAAGCCCAGAAGGAAGCCGAGACCGCTGCTAGCGCAGTGATCGCTGCTGCCGAGAAGAAAGCCAAAGAAGGCGGCAAGGGTGCCGACGGCAAACCAGTTGAAGGCGCCATCGCTGACGCCGACGCTCGCGCTATCGCCAAGGGCGCCATGTCCATGGTGGTCAACGCTGCGCCTCCGATCGCCGCTTTCGTGCTGAACGCCGGCAGCTACGTCCTGCAATACGGCGAGCAATCGCTGAAGCAGTACGGCGCCGCCCCAAAGAAAGAAGAAGCCAAACCCGCTGAAGGCGCCAAGCCTGCTGAAGCGGCCGCCTAATCAAGCGGTAAGTTAATGCCCTTCACTCTCAGCAACAACGAGGGTGAAGGGTGTTACTTCTTTTTTTCAATTACCCGAATCCTCACTTAAAGGTAACAGTGATGCGTCGTCAATATCTGAACAAAACTGCTGCTCCTGCTGCCCATGCTGCCAATCCAGGCGGCATCGACACCAATGCGGGCAACGGCACTCTCTCCATCGAGAGCATGTCGATCGACCAGATCCTGGAAGGTCGTTCCATGTTGTCCGTGGAAGAAGAAGTCATGGCGCTGCAAGAAGCAGATGCCCTGCAAACCCAAGTCAACCAGGACGTTGCTGAAACGACCCGTGTTGAAGACGTCACCGACGTCATGCTCAACGTTGCTGACACCGTCAGCGAAGTGAAAGAGCTGACTCCGGAACAAGCCATGCTGATCGACACCGCCTCCGAAATGGCAGTGGCCGGTTCCGATGGCAATCCGGACGACGTCATCCCATCGGCTGAACCGCTGCTGGTCGGTACCCCGGAAGAAAAGCAACTGGCTCTGGAAAGCTTCGTGGAGAACATCCGCCAGCACGCCCAGGAAGTCTGGAATAACATCCGCCAGTTCTGCCTGAACATCTGGGGCACCATCACCGAGTTCTTCAAGCGCATCTTCATGGTTGCGCCGCGCCTGCTGCACCGCATCAAGGTGCTGAAGGAACTGGTCGGCACCAAGAAGAAGGCCGGCGGCGACAAGCCGAAGCTGGGCCAGATCACGGTCAACGTCGGCACCAATGCCATCTCCTATCCGGACTACGTCATCAAAGACGCCAAGGAACTGGGCAAGGGCATGGGCGAACTGAGCACACTGGCAACCTACGCGTTCGGTCCGTACCTGAAGGACTGCAAGTCCATGGGCGACCAGGTGGCTTCGGAACTGAAGAAGTACGATCCGCACAAGGCTGCTGAAGCGATCAAAACCATCGCTGTCGGCCTGCAGAAGAACAACTTCACCAACCTGCCATCGAACCCGCCGACCGGTTACCTGGGCTGCTTCAACGTCGTCGCTCACCGCCTCGACAAGAACAAGACCAAGGACCTGTCCGACGCCCAGATCGTGGCAGCGCTGCGCAACAGCGGCGTGAAGATCGAAGCCCGCCAAGGTCGTGCCGCCCTGATCAGCAGCACCAATGCATTCGTCACCATGTCGTACCAGGAAATGGACGCGACGCTGAATGCGGCGGAAGCCCTGATCAAGAAGGTTGTTGCCCACGAAGGCAGTGCCGACTCCAAGGCGATCGAGAAGACCCGCGCTGACCTGCTGGAAGGCGGCGGCACTGCTGCTGCAGCCGTGGGTAAGCTGGCTGGTAACGATGAAGCCGGCCGCGCTGAGCGTGCCTACGCTGTCGACGCCATGAAGGCCATGGCCAACTTCAACACCTCGCTGACGCGTTGGGTCTCCGACCTGACCATGCCGGTGTCGAAGAAGGTCTACCAGACCGTCCGCGTGTCGCTGGTGCTGGTCGAGAAATCGCTGGCACAGTACTAACTTCGGTTAGACGTAGAGAACACTACTGCTCTTCGGAGTGGTGGTGTTCTTTATGCCGTTTGATAATGTATTGCTATTTTTATGAAGAACGACCCAACCCTTTACATGAAAGTTTACCATGCGTTCCGGATCACTCCCACCGCCTGAAAGCTTGAACCTCTCCGTCGAAGAAGCTGCCATTCTGTCCGACGAAACGGATCAAGAAGCTGCAAACCTTTCCGCTACCCTGACGACCATGACCACCACTTCTGAAGTGGCTGTGATTTATCAGGATGCCAAAGCCATGGCTCGCGATTTCGACAACGCTGAACTGTTGGCATTGAACGATATCGTGACAGGCATGGGTAATACCCTGACCGGTTCGGTAACGGTGGTGGACTATACACCTACCTGCGAATCCATCGCGGATCATGTCAGCGATGTGTGGAAGAAGATTGTGGAGCTGCTGAAGAAAGCGTGGGGTTTCATTACCAACTTCTTCCAGCGCATCTTCAGCTACCGCAACTACTTGAACCACCGCGCAGAAGAACTGAGCACCAAGATCAACGACCTGACCGAAGAACCGCTGCAACCCAATCCCGTCATCAATGTGCCGATGCGTGATGGCAAGATCTTCACCTTGCCTGGTCAGAAGCTGCTCGATACCAAATCGTTTTCGGTGGTGATGCAAGACATCTTCAAGAACGTTCGCAAGAACTTCCGTGACGGCCCTGTGGTGATCACCAACATGGCACAGGCCATGATGACCACGATCGAATCTGTTCAACCTGACTCGACCAACGAAACGTTGCAGAAGACAGTGGCAGAAAAGATCATCCCGGCATTCTGGCGTTACTTCGATGCCTTCGGCGTGAAGGACTTCAAGCGCGATACGATCGACAGCCACATCACCAATACCTTCACAGCGACGTCGCCTCCGTTGGCTGGCAGCTGCCGGGTCTCGTTCACTTGGGGTAACCTGATGAACACCTTCTTCCTGGACCGTAAGAGTGATCAGCCGATTGCGCAAGTGCTGCGTGATCTGACCATCGCTCGTTGCCACGTAACGCAAGAACGTGAAGCGGCGCCGTCGAACCATCTGACCATGCCGGCATTCAAAGTGTCTGGTATGAAGCTCGCGCTGGAGTCGGTCCAGAAAGGACTGGTACTGATGAGCGAGCTGGAGAAGGCGCAAACCAGCCGGATGGAAGATGTCAGTGGTAAGTTCGGCAAAGTCATCGAAGACGTCAGCAAACGTCTGGATGGCGCAGCGGAAGTGAACCCAGAAGCCCGTACGACGTTGAATGTCATGTTGAACCTGCCGAACGTGTACTGTCAGCTGGCGACGCAACCCATGACGGATTTGACCAAGCGCACCATGGGTACGTTTGAGGCAGTTCTGAACATGGTCGAGCAGTCGATCAAGATGTATGTGCCAAAAGCTGCCAAAGAAGGTTCGCAGGATTTCAAACCCGCCGGTATGTAATCACGCCATGACTCCTCCGCTCCCTACACGGGGCGGAGGGGTATGACCGTCGAAAGGATGTTATGAGCTTTAAAAAGACTACTTAGAGGAAAGCAAGATTATGCCAATGACTTTGTTACCAATCCCGGAGACCACGGAAAGCATCACGCGTCCCGTGATGCTGGAAGTCGTTCGCCAATTAATGCAATTGACCGGCATTAGCCCGAAGACGAACTTAGTTTACTTCGGCGATATGGAGAAGCAGAAGCAATTGCAATCGGCCATTGCCGAGCACGGCGATGACCTGAACATGTTCGTGCACAACGATAAAATCGAGTTGGAGGTGAGCGAGATCTATGCTCCCGATCGCGTGCCGAACGAACCGATGTTTGATCCAGAGAACCTGTTGATCTTCTACGATCCTGCTCTGGACATTATCATGAAACCGGCTTACGCGACGATGGATTCGACTATCACTGTCAAGTACCGGGCCAGCAATAAGAACCAGGCCATCCAGTGGCGTGCGGCTATGAAGGCCAAGATCAGTCAACACCGTGATCTGAACCTGCATGATATCACCTACAGTTTCGGAGTGCCGGAAGAGTACCTGTACATTCTGAAGTACCTGCATGGCTTGCGGGAGAATGTGGCCGGTTATGGCGATACATTCGACGAGTACTTCGATGCTAATCGTTTGCCTAAGATGCGCAAGCTGACGAACATGAGTGGGTCGGCTTCCCTGTGGGTAGTGCCCGAAACACAAGTGCGGGTACAGGGCTGGTTTGATTTCGATCTACCAGAAGAGGCAGCACGCGGTGGCGATGGTGAAGCAGTAATCACCAGCTTCTCGTACAAGTTCGGTTACCAGCGACCAGAGACCGTGGTAATGGTCTATCCATTGATGGTGCATAACCAGCTGATCGACCTGAAATACCGTCAGCCTCCGCTGCGCGACCACACTGACACAGTTAAGAGCTATGCTTACCACAGCCGTGTCTTGGCGCCATTTGAAGGTGCGCAGATCAGTGACAAGCAGCGTTTTGATTTTGGTTATGCGATCCCTACGTTCGATGAGTTCGTTCCAGCGTCCATCCCAATCAAGAGTCGTCGGGTGGTCACGGTGTTGTTTGACATCGACCAGGCCAACACACGACAGGTGCTGAGCTTGCAAGATCTCGGCCAGAAGAAATTCACACCTGAGATTATCGAGTACATGAAGTCAGAGCAGAGTTATTTGCTCCGACCTTGTCTGTCGGCGCTCCATGTAGCGTTGTACAAGAACACGTCGCAGATCGAACCTGATCCACCTTCGATTGCAATCGATGCTGACCTGAACATCACGTTGCTGACTGAGCCTGACCTGCGCCACCAACACCACATTCGTGTTGGTCTGCTGACGGACTTGCAGCTGCTTCGCGGTAACGCGCTGGCACGACTGCAAGAACATGGTCAAGCTGCCATTCAGATCTTGATGGCGATCGACCCTACCTTGCTGCCTCGTGGATTGATTCCGCCACTCATCGGCGATAACTTCATTTCCAAGGTGGCACTGGTTACTGCCATTCAAAACGTGCGTCCGAACAACAACCCAATGAGCGCTTTGAACCATTTCAACACGGTTCAGATCTTCTTCGTTGAAACGAACCACGACCACTCAGTTTAAGAAAGAGGCTGTTATGCCAATCATTGGTGATACCAATACCACGCCACCGGTAGAACAACCGGTTGCTGTGCTAGTGACCGCTAAAGAGTTCCGTGGAGTGACAGTTGACACCACGTACGAACCAGCGACGTCGCTGCTGACGCACGTTGAAGGTGCGTCATGGACTGTGAATTACTACAGCCAAGTGTTGGGTGCCGACAATGCACTGTCCGGACAAAGTCTGGATCGTCCTGCGGTCTACCAACAATACAAGCTGATTCAGAAGTTTGAACTGAAGGTAACAACGGCATTGAACCAGTCGCAAGATCCCGGCAGCAAGGGATTCAATGTCACTGGTCAAGCCAATGTGTTCCCTTGCGGCTTGGTCCCGAACGAGGGCGATCACTTCTTGGCCGATGTCGGCGATGGGCGTGAGGGCTTGTTCATGGTGACCTCATCAGAACGCCGCTCCATCTACAAAGACGCCGCATTCGTAATTGACTACGTGCAAGTCAGTTACTCTGAGCAGGACAACCGGGTCAATGATCTGAACAGCAAGGTGGTAGAGAATCTTTACTTCGAACGTGACTTCCTGGAGAACGGTCAGAACCCGTTGATCTCGTACGATGAAAATCGCCTGATCAAAGAGCTGCGTAATTACTACGAGGAGTTGGTGGATTTCTACTTCACCCGCTTCTTCAGTCAAGAATATCGCACGCTGCTTCTGCCTGGTCAAGACCGTTCGATGTACGATCCTTTCCTGACCCGCGCAGTGTTGAAGATGTTCCGTGATGAGAATCATCCGAACATCAAGTACCTGCGTGAGTTGAACGTTGGTGAAGACGACAACTACGACATCTCCAATGTCTGGACCGCTTTGCTGACTAAACGTCGCAAGGAACTGATCAACTGCATGAGTAAGATTGGTCTGGTGTTGACCCGTGCTTTCTCGGCTGACCCCGTGATGGACAGCATTCGTTATGCCGGTATCGACTTCGCGGTCTATCCAGCTGACCCGGATCTGTCCGAAGACTACCGTCGCAAGAACTACACCAAGACGATCAGCAGCGTAGCGATCAAACCTACGCCAACCCGTCTGGTGGATCTGTTCGAGCTGATCCAGATCAGTGAGCTGTATGGCCTGCCAAGTAACAAGGCACCTGCAGTGAACGCTGTGGCATACGACACCTACATCTTCTCACCGGCGTTCTATGCTGACACGCATCCAGGTCAGTCCGGCCTGGAGATTGCTTTCCATGATTACTTGGATGGCAAAGCGTACGACTTGTCGACTCTGACTGACTTGGCAAAAACCTATACGTCATGGGGACCACTGGAGCAATTCTATCAAATGCCATTCCTGATGGCACTGATGCGCTCCGCTATTCGGAGGTTGTAATGGGCTATGTGAAAGAGTCCCAACGTAATACAGCTTGGTACTTATTCAACAAGCTGTTCTACGTCCGGGTCAATCCACTTAAAGTCCGTTCAGTGGAAGAAATTAAACTGTACGGCACGCTAACTACCGGCAATGAAGAAGTTGACCGAGAGATGGCGAAGAACGAAACCGTCGTGATGCTGCACATCGCACAGATGGAAGACATGTTCAATCGTGGTTACACGGTGGCTATCGTCAAGTACGAAGACACCAAAACGATTTATCAGCTGATCACCAATCACCTCATTGCCATGCGCAATGTGATGACGTTGTCGGAGAACGTGACCAATGACGTCAAGACGCTGGACGAGCTGATTCGTCTGGACAAGTTTGCAGAGGCTATCTTCGGTCACGCACGCTACCAGATGAAGTCGGATACACCGCACTCCAAAATGGCACAACGCTTCTCCTCGGACCGTTTCTCTGGTCTGAGTAAACTGGGTCGTCAACGTCGCACAGAAGCCGCTGCAGCGCCATCAGCAACAGCGGGTGGCATGGGTCGTGACTATGGCGTGGGTCAAGATGCGCCGCGCCCTGATCCGTTGCGTGAACCGGAAATGATGGAAGTCAAAGACGATCCAAACTTGCCGAAACGCGTTAGCCTGGAGCGGTTGTTCGAGCACCAGAAACGTGAAGGCATGAACTGGGGAGGTGGTTCGTGATCATTGATGACTCTTCTCTTTGGAATGAAGTCGAAGATATTATCCAGAGTGGTGAGAAGCCAGTGCACTTGGCATGGAAGCTGACCATCTTCCATGGGGAAGACTACGTCATCCCATTCCGCATCTTGTCGATCGACTTCAATCAGGATTACTTGAACAACTATACCGACTTCATCTTGGTCACGGTTGTCATTCCGTTGGGGACGTACGCTAAGCGTGTCTATCCTTTCCTGGATGACCTCGACATCGAGTTGACTCGGCAAAGTGTTGGCGAGCGTAGCGACTCTGTGGATGAAGATAGCGCTCCCCAGACCGAACGTTATACCGCCACCATGATTGACACTGGCAACCCCATCATCGAAGCATCAGTGGGGAATATCACGTCGGAAGAAGATTTGAACCGGATGGACATCCTGACGGTGCAATTCCAGTTGACCAACAAATCGCTGGAACAAATCCGCATGATCCCGGTGGGTGGTATCTACCGGAACATGACTGGCGAAGATGTGGTGAAAGCGGTTCTGACCAAAGGGTCGCAGTCAGCAAAGGTCAACGACGATCGTAAACTCAAAGGGGTGGACATGATCCCTGCTTCGAATCAAAAGAAGCGGGAGATGTTGATCATCCCTCAGGGCTTGCAGTTAGTCGACGTCCCTCACCACATCCACTACCACTGCGGTGGCTTGTATGCGGCAGGGTTGGGTTACTATCTGCAGAATAATCACTGGTATGTTTACCCAACGTTCGACATCACCCGTTTCAATGACGGCAGTCCAACGCTGACAGTGATCAATGTCCCGGAGAAACGCATGCCGGGTATTGAGCGTACCTTCCGGAAGGATGGCGATAACCTGGTTGTCATTGCCACGGGTCAAGTGTCGTTCCGGGATCTGAGTAACACCGCCCAGTTGAATGATGGTAACGGCATTCGCTTTGCAGATGCATCGAAGATGATGGAAGACTTTGTTGTCACCAAGGGCAATAAGGCCATCGCATCCCGAGCCAAACTCAACACCGAAGCAATTGGTGAAGAGCGCAAGAACAAAATGAACTACGTTACTACAGCGCTGCGTCAGATCAACGCCAATCCCTTTGTGGAGTATTCGGCGCTAGCAAAGCGTCAGGGTAGCGGCATTAGTCTGGTGTGGGAGAATGCAGACCGGAGCTTGTTGTATCCTGGCATGCCAACCAAGGTCATGTACTTGGACGGCGAAGACATCAAAGAAGCGATGGGTGTCTTGCTGGGTGTGCACGAGTATACGAGCTTGCGTGAACCTGGACCAACTTCTGCCCGTTACACGAGCACAGTAACGTTGAGTGTGTTTGTCAAACCAGTTGAGGATAGTAGCGAAACTTAAGGAGTCCGTATGGACGACCAGCTGAACAAAGCAAAGGAGCAATTCCACTCCTTTGTTGATAAGTCGTTTGCAGAGCTGGCAAGACAACTGCAAACGACTCCTGGTACTACGGAGGGCGACTTTAAGCCATCCATGGTGCCAAACTACGTTCCTTCCCATGTAGTTGTGAAGCGCGGCACGTATGACAGCCGTTGCGGTCAACTACATGTAGAAGTGTTGATGCAAGACCTTGAAACGGGTTTGATCCATGTGGAGATCTACGATGAGGACGACCCGTTCAAACGGTTTGACTTCATCTCGACAGGAATGTTTGTGCGCTTGTTTCGTCCTAAGTCAGTAATTGATTACATACTTGGCAAGCCATCAGCAGATCCCTGTCAGTAGGAGACTTTCCTATTTCTCTGCATAAATCAAATATTTATTTATCTTATGCCATACTGAGCTAATGGCTTCTGCATTTCCTGGCTCAAGCAAACCACCATCCACTTCTATCCGAGGCACTTCCATGGCAACCGATTTCACCAAAGCACCCTTGCAGATCCTGATCGATCTGATCAATGAAACCAACGTCACCGCACTGACCACCCAGGACGTCACCTTCACGGCGCCTTCCGTTCTCGGCTCCGGCAACAAGAACACCGGCGTGCGCATCACCGCTGTCAACGGCCGCGGCTATACCGGCCAGCGCGATCTGACCTACGACCGCGTTGACCTGGCTGCCATCCCTGGCGCGCGCAACAAGACCTTCAACATCGGCTCCGTCACGTCGGCACACGGCCTGATCCCGGCACTGAACGCCGCCTACCAGCTGAACCTGCAGCCGGAAGACATCGAAGACGACGCGATGCCAACCTTCGACGGCAGCGATCCGCTGGAAACCGAAGCCTTCACGCTGCGCGCCAAAACCGGTTCGTACATCTTCCGCGGCTCGCTGGAACTGATCATCGACGGTAACGACGTCGACCTGGCCACCCTGATCACCGTGACCGAACTGAACGGCCTGTCCTACCCTGTCTACTAATCCGTAGCGGGATACCTTTCGAGTTATCCCGAGGGATAGGAATGATAAAGGAGGGGGAGAAATCCTCCTCCTTTATTTCTTTCATTCTGCTCTCATTTTTGACGCCAATGAAATAGCATCCCTACCCTTACTTACCTCATCTAGGCGAGTGAGGGTAGGGATGCTACTTTTTTTGTTGCATGTATAAAAGGAAAGAACATGTCAAGCTTCGATCGTATCGTTGCAATGATCTACGAAAAGAATCGGCCGACGTACCCGCTGGTTCAAGGTGTGGTCACTATCGGCGAACAAGTGGTGGAAGGTGCTTCTACTCACAACACCCGCGCAGTCATGCGTGCTGTGCATGGACGTGGCTACACTGGTCAAGTTGACTTGTTCTATACCCGAGTGAACTTGACGGCCTTGGGTGACCTGATCTTTGTCCGGGAAGAACAGTTCAGTTACGACGAACTGCTCGGTCTCATCAACTATCAAAAAGACGCACAGATGACTGCGGACGATTTCACCAACGACGGCTTGCCTCTAGTCGATAATGGTGTGATTACCAATTTCATTCTGAGTGCAAAGAGTTCTTCCCTAGTTTGGTTGGGGAACACACAGGTGACGCTTTTGAACGGGATTCCCGCTGAAGCACCTGGACTGTTGGACTTCTGGAATAACGAAGCCGCGGACCTGTTCACTTAGTACAAAACACAAGCATAGATAAAAGGAAGAACCATGTCCGAATTAGACAATCTGATTGTCGGCTTTAAAGACAGCATGAGCAAGGCTGGTCAGTATGCAAAAGGGGATGACCAGACCGATGTGGCTACTCCGAATGGCCCGGTCCCTAGCATCGCGAAACAAGCCCGCTTGGCAGCTGAACGCATTGACCAGCTGGTGCCTGACCTGAGTAACCGACTGCGCCTTGATGGTGATGGCGGTTACGATAACAACCAGAAGGCCTGGGGTCGCGCTAACCTCAACTTGGACAAGGTTGAGAACTTGGCGCCATCTGAGTTGCCGCTCTCCATTGCTGTACAAGGTGCCATTGAAACCCTGATCGCTCAGATCGACGGTCGTGAAACGCCAGCCAATCGCAACAAGGTCGGCGGCTACTTCGGCTACGAAGGCGCCAAGCTGCCAATCCGGAATGGTGCAGACAGCATCTTTAGTTATTTGTTCCATAACCACAACGTCAGCCGCATGATTGAACTGCCTGATGGCGACGGCGTGTTGGCACTGAAGAGTGACATCAAAGGCATCAACAGCAATACTAATACCGGCGATGAAACAACTGCCACCATTCGTGCCAAGCTGAACATTACTGTTCTGTCTGGCGATAACACCGGTGACGAGACTAAGACATCCATTCTGTCAAAGCTGCAGATCCCTTCGATCTCCGGTGTGAACGCTGGTGACGAAACCCGTGAGAGCATCGTTGCTAAAGTCGGCTATGAGATCATGCCACTGGGTGCCCGCAATGCACTTAACGGTGTAGCACCGCTGGATGCGAACCGTCTGGTGCCGACCGAGAACTTGCCCGCTGCGTTTGAATCGGTGGTCACAGTTGCTAACTACGGGGTGATTCCTCAGCCTGGGGTTCAGAAACGGATTTACATCGCTGAAGATAACGGCGGCGTATACTACTGGAACGGCACCAATTACAACCTGCTGAACGTGGTACTCAACAGCACCAATCAGCTGGCCGAAGGTAATCTGAACCTGTATTTCACGCAACTGCGTTCCATCTCGTCCGTGTTGGCTGGTTATGCGGTGGGTTCGAATTCAGCGGTGGCGGCCGCTGATACGGTGTTGCTGGCGATAGGGAAGATCCAAGGCCAGCTGAATGCGGCTTTCGCTGAGTTAACCAACCTGGCACTGATCAAAGAAAACCTGTCGAACAAAGCAACCAGCTTCGCCACGATCAACAACACGTTGTATCCAACCACCCAAGCCGTTCGGTCCTATCTGGATACGCGTCTCACAGGCGTTCTGAACGATCGGGGTAGTTGGGATGCTAGTTCTAACGCTTGGCCCACCACGGGCGGTTCTAGCCCTACTGGAAGCATTCAGAAGGGCAACCTGTGGTTCGTTAGTGTTGTCGGTCTGTTGGGTGGAGTGGCTGTCAACGTTGGCGACAGTTTCCGCGCGCTGGTTGATGATCCTGGTCAAGTTGCATCGAACTGGGATGTGTTGGAATCGAACATTGGGTACGTGCCGTATAACGCTACGAATCCGTTGGGTTTCACTAGCAACCAAACCGACGCCTATCTGGTGGCACGTTCGAGCCATACCGGCACGCAATCGGCATTGACGATTGATGAAACGGTGGGTCGTGTGTTTGTGACCGCTGGCGAAAAGGTGGCTATCACTCACGCAAATCGCGCTGCGCTCGATCTGGTGTCTGGTACCAACACTGGCGATGAGAATCAAAGCACAATTCTGGGGAAGTTGGGCAGTAGTCCACTAACCCTGAATGTCAACGGTTCGGTTAAGTTTAACGATGCCGCCAACACCAATGCAACGTACTACATTTCCTTCGGCGACGGTATCAATTCCCAGACCGCACTGAAGGCTGATACGGAGCTGAACTATAACCCTAGCACGAATACGCTGGCTGCGGGTACGTTCAGTGGCGGCCGCTTGGTGACAACAGGAACCGCAGCTTCGGCTCAGGCTACAGCTGGTCTTGGCATGGTGGCATCGGACACCACTCGTGGCGCTACTGTTGTTGGTAACGGTTCTGCTGCGGACGTTTCATTGGCTGACCGCAACCTTGTTACCCGTCTGGCTGTGACTATCAAAGGTGTGAACGTCGTTGGTACGTTTGACGTTGCGCGTGGTGCTGACTTGGCTTCGATCGCTGCGCTGAACCTGACCAATGCAACCGGTAACGTTGTTGACGTCACTGGTACGACGAACATCACGTCGATTGTATTGACTGATGGTGCAGAACGTCTGGTTCGGTTCTCTGGCATCTTGACCCTGACCAATAGCGTGAACCTGGTGTTGCCGACCGGCCTGGACATCAAGACCGCCGCCGGCGATTACGCGACGTTTGTCGGTCGTCCTGGTGGTGTTGTGCACTGCGTGTCCTACAATCGTGCGACTGGTGCGCCTTTGGTGGGCGGCCTGTTGGATAAGTCTCGTTCGATTACGGCTAACACAGCAGCTACAGCAGTGGACCTCAACACTGGCGACCAAGCAGTCGTCTTCAAAGTTGCGGTTGCGGCCAACACCACAGTAACGTTTAGCAATCCACCTACACCGACCAATGGTGAGTTGTTCAGCTTCACGCTGATCACTACCAACGACGGCACGGCTGGACGTGGTCTGGCGTTCGGCAACACCATCAAGTGGGCAGGCGGCTTCCTCCCACCACGGACTACGACGGCGAATGCGATTGACGTGTGGACGTTCTTTGTCGACAACGGTGTGTACTTCGGTAGCTTGGCAGTTGCAGACGCAAAATAAACGCAGTTCAACAGAGTCGCGAGCACTGCTCGCGACTCTATCGATTGTGAGAGTAATATGAAATTAGCTCGAATGTTAATGCGGGAAGTAACCAATCGACCTCTTAAAGGGTCGTACACAATGAATGCGCCTGGTAACCTTGTTCTCCCATACGGAAAAGGTGCGGTGAGAGTAGGAGGACGGGGTGCAGCTGGGAATTATGCTTCAGGTGGAAATGTAAGTTATTATAACCCAACGGTTCCTGGCAACTATGCCGGATCGTATAGTCCGGAACCTGGTAATGTCGCTGGATATAATTCGCCAGAACCAGGTAACACAGGCTATAACCCTCCACAGCCTGGTCCGTGGAACATTACCACATTCTTTCAATACGGCACCATTGATGGACAGTTCACGAGTGCGGGCTACTCCGGCCACTGGTCTGGCAGCGGACCACATCCACCAAGCGATTCACAGTACCGAGAATACGGTAATGGGGATTGGACGCTGAACGAAGCAGAGTACGATGATGTTGAAGTGCCTGGTAATGCGTATTCTAATCCAGACACTCCTGGCACTGCCTATTACAATCCAACAGAACCCGGTTATGCGTATTACAATTCGCCAACCCCGGGTAATGCGAACTACAACCCATACGTCCCAGGAAACCCTGGGCCAACTAATTCAGTTGGTGGTGTTGTCTTTCCTGGAGGCGCTGCTGACAGCTTGGCGCCAGTGGTGGCGCCAGCACCATCTACACTCAGATATACAGCCAGTCCAATCCCCATTACCGTTGGTTCTGGAGGATATGTGACGATCACCACTCTTTAGAATGCGAGCATTATGAAACTAGCAAACATGCTTCGCCGTGAGCGGAGCAATCTCGCCGTCAAAGGAACGACGACGATGAACTCGACTGGAGTCTACAAACCACCCTACGGTAAGGGCGTGTTTAAGATTGCTGGTCGAGGTGCCTCTGGTAACTACTCTTACGGTGGCAATGTCTCGTATTACAATCCGGCTACGGGCGGGAATGTCGCCTACTACAACCCGGATGAGCCAGGTAACTATGCTGGCACCAATCCCGGCAGTGGTGGTAACTACACTGGGACGAATCCTCCGTCGCCCGGTAACGTAGCTGGTTACAATCCGCCAATCCCTGGTAATTCAGGAACCAATCCATCTAAACCAGGGATTGGTTTGTACGAATACCACTCGTCTCCGAACGGGAGTTATTCGTCTTATACGGTAAATCCCTACTTCACCGTGAGTCCGTTCTCCAGTTACAATCCGACAAACCAGTCTTATTACAGTGTCGACGTCAGTCCTGAAACCATTGAAGGTAATGGCTATCAGAACTCATCGACACCAGGTTATGCGTATTACAACCCTGGTAACCCAGGGAATGCGAACTACAACCCGTATGTTCCAGGGAATGCGTATTACAACCCAGACGAACCGGGCTATGCTGAGTACAATCCCTACGTCCCGGGCAATGCAGTGTATAACCCGTATGTCCCTGGAACTCCAGGCTCGCCAACGAACATCTTCGGCGTAACCTTCCCGGGTGGACCAGGCGATAGTCTCGCCCCCGTTATCGGGCCAACGCCATCAAGCATCGCATACTCAACGAATGGCGTAACGATTACTGTGCCAGCTGGTGGGTATGTCACCATTACTGGTACGTAAAAGAAAAGGATAGCAACATGAAGAATGCAAAATGGTATCTGCAGTGCGATTTGGATGCAAAGGTGGCAGTTGACTTGATTCAACTCCCTGACACGTGGCGTAACATTGCCAGTCTCTGCGATCTGTCTGACGAGTCATTGGCTAACTTGGCCTGGTCCCAGAACCATGGGGTTGGTTTCATGACGGTCGACACTGCTGTTCAGTTCGGTATCAGTCAGGCGAGCATTGATGCGATTGTCACGATGTGCACGCCAACTGTTGACGACTGGGTTCGCTCGATGCGTAACCCATTGCTGGAAGCTACGGACGCTGTCACTACCAGCGATCGTTGGGCGTCGTACGACGTAGTCTCACAACGTCGGATCAGCTCCTTCCGCCAAGCTCTGCGTGATATCCCGCAACAGAATTCGCTGTACACGATTGCGTGGCCAGCTATTCCTGCTGAGTTGGATTTCCTGCGAGCTATTGACGTTGAAAGCGTTACCCGCATCACGGATGAATTCGTTGCCATGATGCAGGCGCCAGCAATCGCGTACACCAAAAAAGAAAAGCAGGATGATCAATGGTTGCGCATCCACGACGAACGTGAACGCCGTAAGGCCGGTGGTGTACAGCTGACGGTCGGCACCAAGTCGTACTGGTTCTGGACTGATGCGGCTAGCCGTAACCAGTACGCCCTGTTGGACGGTTCGCTGACCCGTAAAGGGATTCCTCCAACGACAGTCTTCACGTCATGGAAAACCATGTCGGGCGAGTTTGTTCCTTTCACCCAGAACCTGTTGCACCAGATCATCGATGCAGGCGTAGACAAAGAGAGCGAATTGTTCGTTATTGCAGAGCAGCATCGTCAGGCCATGATGGCTGCCACTGATCCGGACAGTTACGATTACTCTGGTGGCTGGCCGCAAACTTACCAAGAGTTTGTTGCAAACTAAATAAGAGCATAGCACCCCTGTATCCTCCTGTGAGGATACAGGGTGTGTCACGGTATTTCAATGGATATTTTTTTACTTTATCGTATGCCTCACGCTCGTAGTTAAACCTCTTTTGTAAACGGCACAAGTCATGGCAATTGACCTCACTCAAGATCCTGATTCGATCTTGGTGGCCTTGATCAATGAGGAGAACGGCCGGAACATCAAACCTTCCGACGTTGTACTCAGTTCGATCTCGATCGCCCCCGATCCTGTTTCCGGCCGCGAAACATTCAACAACACCCGTACGGCGTTGACTGTTTCACCGGCCGCAAACTCAGGCTATATCAACCAAGCCAACATCAAGTACAATCGCATTCGTGTCCGTGACATGTTCCGTACGGACGACACGGAATCGACTCGCTATCCCTACACCATCGACGGCATCGCTAAGAATGAGCACGACAACTTGCTCGATCTGCTGCCCGATATCAACGAATTCTATCGCATCAATCTTCGCCCTGAAGACGTGTTCGATGCTCAACTCCCTGTGTTCGAAGGACCGCCCCCGTACGCTAACGCGTATGTGCGCTTTGAAGCGAACGCGGCGAGTAAGATCTTCGTTGGTGGCGTTAACCTCCGCATTCTCCCGGATGCTTGGGATCTGGATAACATTCAGTATACCCAACTGGGCGGTCTGCATTATCCAAACGGCGATCCTGAGCTGCCGCCACCAATGGTGGTTGTTGCTGGCGCGTTGAATGAAACGCTGTCCATGATGGCTACTCCTGGCTACTGGAACTACACCTCCATCGCTCCGAGTGCTCCGCAATAAATGTTGTCGCACCTGATGTAATTTCAAAGGAAATAAATCATGCCCCCAGTAAATGATCAAGACCTGGAAGCCGCGAAAGCTTCCTTCGTTGCTGACAGTGCAATTATGCACACCGTCGTCACAGGCGACGACGAAACCAGCGCAGCCCTGCCTGGTGGCGGATCAATTGATTCGATCCGTAAACTCCAAAAGAATATCCTCGGCGACTACTCCGGTCTGGCTGATCAAGTTCAAGCCGTGGCTGATGCCAATACCGGCGACGAGACTGCTGTTGGTATCATGGCGAAGCTGGAAAATGCTGACATCCATCTGGCTACCCAAGCCGATGTGGAAACGGCCGTCGAAGGTGTCGTGCATGCAAATCGCACCGCTCTCGATCAAGTTACCGGTGTCAACACTGGTGATGAAACCGGCGCAGGTATCGAACAGAAGCTGATTGACGCCAACATCATCTTTGCCCAACAGTCTGCCGTCAATTCGGCACTGGCAACGAAAGAAGTCTCGGCTAACAAAGCGACCAACTTCAACGTGGTCAACGACGAAAAATATCCAACCACGAAGGCCGTCAAAGGCGCCATCGACTCCGCGTTGGTCGGTGTTCTCAATGACCGCGGCAGCTGGGATGCATCCGGCGGCCTGTTCCCAACCACCGGTGGCTCGGCCGTAGACGGCTCCATCCAAAAGGGCAACCTGTGGTACGTTAACGCTCCTGGTGTTCTGGGTGGCGTGTCGTACAACGTGGGCGACAGCTTCCGTGCCCTGGAAGACAATCCAGGTCAAGTGGCTGCGAAATGGGACGGCATGGAGTCGAACTTGGGCTTCGTTCCCTACAACGCTTCCAATCCTGCCGGTTTCACTGCCAACCAGGCCGATGCGTTCCTGCTCGATCGCGCCAATCACACCGGTTCGCAGCCTGCCGCTTCGATCACGGAATCAGGCACCAAGGTGTTCGTTACTCCTGCCGAGAAAGCGGCGATTGACCACACTAACCGTGCCGCCCTCGATCAGGTGAGCGGCAGCAATACCGGTGATGAAACTACTGCGTCCATCAAATCGAAACTGAGCATCAGCACCCTGTCCGGCGCCAATACTGGCGATGAGACCCAGGCTGGTATTCTGGGCAAACTCGGCGCCACCGCAGTAACTGGTTCGAATACCGGTGATGAGACACAAGCGGGCCTCTTGGCCAAGTTGGGTGCAACTGTTGTTACCGGCAGCAACACGGGTGACCAGACACTGGCTTCGCTGGGTGCGGAAGCTGTTGCGAACAAGGTGGTTAATTTCGGCGCTCCAAGCGACGTAACCTACCCCACGTCCTTGGCTGTAAAGACGCTGGTCGACGCTGTTACCACTGGCGTTGTCGTTGATTGTGGCAGCTGGAACGCTTCAGGCAACGCGTACCCAGCTACCGGCGGAACTGGCGCCGGCGGCGCTATCAAGAAAGGTAACTTGTTCTTCATCTCGGTGGCAGGTCAACTGAGTGGAGTTGCGGTTGCCGTTGGCGATTCCGTGCGGGCGCTGGTTGACAATCCAGGGCAAAATGCCGCTAACTGGGATGTGCTGGAGACAAATATTGGTTATGTGCCAGAAAACGTTACGGCGCGCGATGCCGCCAACGGCTACGCTGGCCTGTCCGCGTCGTACCAGCTGAAGATGAAGAACGTCGCCGGCACCATCACGTCGCTGTTCAGTAACACCAACACCACAGAACGTCAATACGACCTGCCCAACAAGAGTGGTACAGTGGCACTGTTGGATGATGTTACCGCAGGCATTCAGCTGGCAGGTTATCAGGTTACGACTCGCGGCGGCGCTGTATCGAAAGCCGCGAATACGGATCTGGCTTCCTTGGCTCTGCCTGACGGCATGGTCACGTCACTGACGGATATGATGCCAGCTATGCCATACTCGACCGGTTGGACGGCAATGGCTTTCGGCGGTGATCGTTACGTGGCTGTGTCTGGTCCAGCGGCGGCTACTCGTTCAGATGCTGCGGCCTACAGTACCGATGGCGGCCTGACCTGGACTAAGTCGAAATTGCCAGCATCGGAAGCATGGCAGTCGATTACCTGGAACGGTACGGTGTTCTGCGCTGCATCCAGCCTTCGTAACGTGGTCGCCACATCGCCAGATGGCATTACCTGGACATTGCGTCTTGTGCCAGGCAGCGCCGGTACCTCCATTACTTCTGTTGGCGCGCGCTTGATCGCGGTGGCAATTACGAACGTCTACATCAGTAATGATAACGGCGTAACTTGGATTGCTGCCAATGCCCTGTTGCCAACGACCGATAACTGGGGATCGGTTGCTTTCGGCAACGGCATCTTCGTCGCCACCAGCAATAACATTGTAGCGACATCGCCAGATGCGGTGACTTGGACCCGGCGCACCATGCCAACAAGCGGTAACTGGTCAAACCTCTTTTTCGGCAACGGCATCTTCGTCGTTACGGCAAACGCCTCGGTTAATGCCGCGACGTCCACCGACGGCATCACATGGACGCAGCGCGTCTTGCCAGTAAGTGCTAGCTGGACAGATATTGCCTATGGCAATGGCACCTTTGTTATTGTGTCATCCACCACAGGTATCGCAGTGACCAGTCCAGACGGCATCACGTGGACCCAACGCGCGATGCCTCAGAGTGGTAACTGGTATTCCGTTGCATGGAACGGCAGTGTGTTCTGCGCTGTTATCTTCGGCGATATCGTTGCAGCTACCTCTCCGGACGGCATTACATGGACAGCACGTTCCATGCCAGTGAGTAGCCCCTGGACGTCAATCGCTTGGAACGGCTCCGTCTTCTGCGCCGTAGCAAGTGGCACTTCCATCGCAGCAACATCGCCAGACGGCATTACCTGGACGCAGCGCGTCTTGCCAGTAAGTGCTAGCTGGCAAACGATTGTTTGGAACGGAACAGTGTTCTGCGCGTTAGTGGCCAGTGCCGGCACCATCGCAGCCACCAGCCCAGATGGCGTGACTTGGACACAACGCGTGATGCCGTTGAGTGCTAGCTGGTATGGCCTTACTTGGAATGGTAGCATGTTCTGCGCCACAGCAACCGGCGGCAATGCAGCGGTGGCTACTTCCCTGGATGGCATTACCTGGACAGTTAAAAATCAGGAACTGCCGGCGAGTATCACCTGGAAATCAGTCGCCTTTGGTAACAGTGTTTTCGTTGCTATCGCACAAAGCAGCGGTCTCGCCGCCACCAGCTCAGACGGCATCAACTGGACGCTTCGCGCAATGCCGGTGAGCGCTAACTGGCAAGCCGTCACCTACGGTAACGGTGTGTTCGTTGCCGTTACACTGGGCAGTACCATTGCAGCGACGTCGCCAGACGGTGTGACTTGGACACAACGTGTCTTGCCAGCAGGCGTTAGCTGGCAGTCAATGACCTACGGCAACGGTGTCTTTGTCGCCGTCGCAAACGGTAGTTCGATTGCTGCGACGTCGCCAGACGGCATTACCTGGACCCAGCGGGCATTACCAGTAAGTAGTGCATGGCAGTCAGTTACGTTCGGCAACGGCGTGTTCGTTGCTGTTGCCTACAACACTACCATCGCTGCGACATCCCCGGATGGTATCACGTGGACACAGCGTGTCTTGCCTGTTAGCACCACTTGGCAAGCCGTCACCTACGGTAACGGTGTGTATGTTGCTGTTGCAAACGGTGCCACCATCGCGGCCACTAGCCCAGATGGTATCACCTGGACGCAGCGCGTCTTGCCGAGTAGTTTGAACTGGACTGCGATCGCGTGGAACGGTACGGTGTTCTGCGCTGTTGCAAACGGTAGTAGTGCCGTTGCTACGTCGCCAGACGGCATTACCTGGACTTCGGCAACCGCGCCATCTGGCGGTGGTGGATGGGTGTCAATCGTTTGGAACGGTAGCGTGTTCTGTGCCGTAGCTAGTAATAGCACCTTTGCCACTACGTCGCCAGACGGTGTGACTTGGACTCGAAAGATGCTGAGCTATACCGCATTGAGTTTTATCAATGCGTCGTCTGGTACACGGGTTGCAATAGCAAGTACGGGCGCCTCGAGCACTTTGTGCAGCACCACCGATGGTCTGAAGTGGCAGCATGCTTCTCTTCCGGCTGCAGTTGTTCAGGCGGGATTGGCGCACAATGGTTCGAAGTTCGTAGTTAATTCGGCCTCTGCAATCTATTCGAGTGCAGATGCGCTGACCTGGTACACGCCGAAGTTGCCGTCTGCTGCTAGCTGGGCATGCATGGCTTTCGGTAACGGCGTGTTCGTCGCAATCGGACAAAGCAGCACCACGGTAGCAACGTCGTCAGACGGTATCGCTTGGACACTGCGTGCTCTGCCTGCAAGTGTCAGCTGGCAGTCAGTTACGTTCGGCAACGGTCTCTTCGTTGCGGTTGCGAACGGTAGCACAACTGCGGCGACATCCCCGGATGGTATCAACTGGACTCAACGGGCAATGCCGTCGAGCAGTGGTTGGTATTCCGTTGCATGGAATGGCACGGTGTTCTGTGCTGTTGCATGGGGCAGTACTATCGCCGCTACGTCACCAGACGGCATCACTTGGACAGCACGGGTCTTGCCTGTAAGTGCTAACTGGCAAGGGATCACGTTCGGCAACGGTGTGTTCGTTGCCATTGCTGGCAGCAGTACTATCGCTGCTACTAGCCCAGATGGTATCACCTGGACGCAGCGCGTCTTGCCAACGAACGTCAACTGGCGCGCTGTGGCGTTTGGTAACGGCGTGTTCGTTACTGTTGGAACTGGTAGTTCGGTGGCCGCAACATCACCGGACGGCATTACCTGGACTCAACGGGTGTTGTCGGCTAGTTCTAACTGGAGTTCGATTGCTTTCGGTAACGGTGTGTTTGTTACCCTTGGCAATAGCACGAATGGTTCCACCTCGCCAGACGGGATCACCTGGACTCAACGGGTAGTACCGAGTGGGACGTGGGCTGGAGTTGCTTACGGCAATAGTACTTTCGCTGCCATAGCTCTGGCTAACCAGAACGGTATCGCTAGCCCTGATGGCATTACGTGGGCAACTCCGACTGCCAATCCTACCTTTGCGAGCATGTCACTTTGCGGTGTTGTGGGCGGTTCATTTGTGATCGTCCCTAGCACTGCATCTGCTGCGTATACCAGTCTTGACGGTGGTGTATGGACGCAACGCAGTACGGCGCTTCCGATCACAGCAGCGCCGGTAGCTACGGCCAGTGGCGCTGGTAAAGGTCTGTTCTTGGCAAACGCGGGTATCAACGTGTATAGCTCGGATGCAGTGAGCCTGTACACGGGTCATGTCAGTGCTGCGCTCTCCGTTAACCAAGTCGCATGGAACGGCAGTGTGTATGTTGCGACGGTTAACGGTGTGACTGGTGCGACCTTCGTGCTGACTTCGGTGGATGGCATCAACTGGACACAGCGCCCAATGCCAGTTGCTGGTAACTGGAAGTACGTGGCGTGGAACGGAACAGTGTTCTGCGCAGTTATTCCAGGCGGTACGATTGCAGCGACGTCGCCAGACGGTGCGACATGGACTCAACGTGTCTTGCCTAACTCGTTGACTTGGGTGTCAATGACAACTGGTAATGGCACGTTCGTACTCGTCAGCTCCAACACGGTCATGACGTCGCCAGATGGCATTACCTGGACTGCGGTTACGCCAGGTGGTGGTGGCACTGTTCAAGGCGCGGTAGCATGGAGTCAATCCCTCGGGATCTACTGCATGATCAGCGGTAGTCTGGCGCTGACTTCTGCCGATGGCGGCGCTACGTGGTCGACTGGCGATATCGGTAACGGTATCGGTGCAGCGACATTCACGTCGGTGTATTGGAATGGTTCGGTGTTCTGCGCGTTTAGTACCACGGGCTTTGCATTGACCTCCCCAGACGGTGCTACATGGACCGTACGTACCATGCCGCCAGCTCCAACTGGCAGTACCTGGGCGTTCACCGGTTGTGTTGGCTCGTTGTTCGTTGCTCTGGGTCAAGGTTCATCGACCCTGATCACGTCACCGGATGGTATTACGTGGACCACTCGTACACTGCCAAAAGCCTCAACAGCTTGGACCAGTGTTTCCACCGCGAACAATAAACTGTTCCTGGGTTCGAGTGGCGGCTATACGCTGGCTTCAGTTGTCGCGGCAATCGATAGCGATACGTATCAGATTCCGTGGACGATGGATGCGGCTCTGGCTAGTGCAGTTGCGTACGCGTAATAAGAAGTAAAGTTGTAAGCTAAGGCCAGGGCACGAAAGTGCCCTGGCTGTATGCTGTTGCAATAGATTTTTTCAAGTCTATATTCTCAGTGGGAAGAATAAACCAGATGTACTCTCCCACCTTTACTGTGAAAGCTAACCATGAAACAATTCCTTTTTACTTTGTGCCTGTTATTTTCGCTGAACTCGTTCTCTCAAGAAGCTGCGTCCGTCGTCGAACATTCGGTTACCATCAAGGGCATAGACGTTGAGCGCTGCATGCTGCGAGCAGAACAGGAGTTTGAAGCAGCCCGTGCTCGGACATTATCCCAAGTATCGGTTGAGCATGGCGAAATTATCAAGCGCTATCGCTTTGTTCGTCTGAATGGCCATGCAGGCAGATGGGCTGATACTGATGCTGTCAAGTTCATCATTCGTCTCAATACGGACATGTGTGAACTACCAAAACAAGAACAAGACATTATCATTGCCCATGAATGGGGTCATGCTATCTCTTTTCTCCACTACCCAAAGCTGCTCGAAGAACGCCGCAGTAACATTCAAATGCATTCGGAAGAAACGTATGAACGGATCGCCAATGTTTACGCTGTAACGATTTACCCAAATGAAAAGGTAGATCAAGCGCTGACATTCATGGAAACCCTGTGTAAACAGGATCGTCCGTATCAGTGTCAACGAGTTGCTGCATGGCGCCAAGGTATTGGTCGTTACAACTAACCAACTCCTTCCCACCAAAAGGTGGGAAGGAGCGTTAGCTATGACTTTTTCTTTTGTTCAATATTTTTATATTTCATCCTATGCAGACGGTAATCCTCCGTGTTTGTTAAAGCAGTAACGTTATAAAAGTAACATTTCTGTTGTTTATTTCTCTATGGCAATATTCCCCATGACAACCAAAGATAAAATTGTTGAGTTGATCAATGCGGCGAACGTACTCGCAGTCCCGCTGAAGCCCTCCGATGTAGCTTATCGGACACCAGTGCAAGACCTTGGGCAGTTGCATAACACACGTTTGACAGTTGACGCTGCCCCTGAATCGGGATATAAAGGAAGTGTCGATGTGTTCTACAGCCGCATCGAGTTAGCCAAAGCTTCGACTTCTGGCCTGATGTCAGAAATACCCATTAGTTCTGAGTCCATCATTGCTCACCTTAATCAACATCCAGAAGTGCAGTTGTCTCTCCAAGACCTAACAGCATTGGACGTTCCTGAACTTCAAGTAGGGGACACCGTTACGGTGCAGGTAGTTGCAAAAGATGATTCGCTTGGTTGGACTGGTACAGCAGAGGTCGCGTTGTTGTATGGCCTGCCTCCGAATAGCGATGAGTTGTTTGACTTCATGAACCACCATCTTCCGCGACCATAGCGCCAAGAGGCCAGCATGCCCGACACCACCCAAGAGCAATCCCTTCAAGAAGCCATTGCGCGATTCAAAAACGCCTCAGGACTCGCCGATGACTACACCCGTGGTGATGCGTCAGTTGATGTCCAAGGCGTTAGTGGCTCTTATCCTTCCCTCGCGAAACTCGCCGCCCAATCCCAAACCAAACTTCGCTTGCTCCAAGCCATCCCTATCGTCAACACCAGTAACGCTGATTTGATCTTGGGTATGGCGGTGTATGCGCCAGGGCCGGGATTGGGAGCACCAGCAAATGCATCATCCGTCACCCAAAAAAATGTGATCGGATTAGTCGCTGACGACTTGATTCTCAGTCAGTCAGGACGTGGCTCCGTTCTGTCAACCGGTACGTTGACAGGCTCCAGAGAGCAGTGGGAGACTACGACCGGGTTAGCAGGTGGGTTGATTCCTGACCGCACCTACTACCTCGATATCGCGGCAGGCCGAATCACGCCTTATCCCTCCTCTGAACCTGGGCATCATCTCTGTCCAGTCGGGTACGCCCTGACTGAAACAGAACTCATCATCCGCATCGACCGAACTATCGCCCTCTAAAAAGAAAGAATCATCATGGCTCAAAAGAAACCGTTAGTCCTCAGTAACCTGGGCGACGTTCAACAGCTCCAAGCTGGCGACTACATCGATACCAACATGGGTGGTACTGGTGCAATCACGCCAGCTGGTGCCCGTATCAAACTCGGTGTTGAGATCGGCACCAATGTGCAGGCCTGGAGTACAGCCCTCGACGCGATCGCTGCGCTCAATACTGGTGGCGCTATCCACCGCACTGCGGCTGGTGCCTACGCCATGCGTCAACTGGTAGCGCCTGCGGCTGGCATTACTATCACCAATCCAGCGGGTGACGCTGGTAATCCAACCTTCGCGCTGGCCAATGACATGGCTGCGCTGGAAGCACTGGCTGGTACTGGCTTTGCAGTGCGCACCGCTGCTGATACATGGGCACAGCGTTCGATCACTTCCGCATCCAATGCCCGCCTGACGGTGGCCAATGGTTCCGGTATCGCTGGCGACGTTGCGCTGGATCTGGCAACCGTTACCGATGCTGGCGGTGGCGCCTTCAAGAAGTTCACCCAAGATGCCTACGGTCGCGTGACCGGCACGTCCAATGTGGCTGCTGCCGATCTGGTAGCGCTGCTGGCTGGCATCTACGCTCGTCTGGACGGCGCAACCTTCTCTGGCGCAGTGACGCTGGCGCAAGACCCGACGCAACCAATGCACGCGGCAACCATGCGTTATGTGGATGCCGCTGGTCAGAACCGTCGCGATAAAGCGCCAGTTCGTCTGGGCTTCTCGGTCAGCGTGACCGTTGCCAATCCTGGTGCACTGGCTGACGGCGCTATCGCTGCCAATAGC